ATTTAATATATTGAGAATCTTATCTATTAATATTTGCCATTTTTCTTTAGGCCAATTTTCTCCATCTTCATGTTCTAATCTATTACGTACCCTAGCCATAATTGCTATTGTTGGTCTATCCATATTTAGATTTTCTGATAATTCTTGTTGTATCCTATTATGTATATGTTTTGGTGCATCTAGATATTTATATTGACCTATTGGGTTTTCTTCAAGTGTTGGACGTGTACCAAGTAAATTCCATCTATCACCACAAAATTTATGTATATTGCTAGCAGTAACAATTTGAGAAAGTTGAATGTTGCGGTCATTAAGTATTGATTGAGAAAAGGATAATGCTGCTGGATCAGTAATTTCAGTAAATGGACAGCCACTTTTTTTATCTCTAGTTCCGCCACATGTTGGCCATCCCAATTTTAATTCCGTATCTTTATCATATGGTATAAATAAATCTACAAAATCTTTATATAAGCCATTTCTACCATTATAATCAAATGCTATTTTGTAATATTTACTGAATTTGGTATTTGATATAAATCTTAATTTGGGCGTCCACCAACATAATCCATAAGAAAATTCTCCAGCATATATATATGTAATGCAATTTTGCACTTTATAATCCTTTTACCATAGAAATATTAAATATTGATTCGTCTTTATCTGCTAAATCAAATAGAGAAATATAATTATGATTAATTATGAAGCGTGGTATTTCTTTGTTTTTTCTTATATTTACCCCGTGCATTAAAACTATTGGTATACCCAAATTTAATAAATGATTTATATGTGCATAATTCCATTGGCCATTGTATAAATTTATGTTTAATAGATCTTTATCAGTAAAATATCTTGGAGAAAGTTCACAATAATCTAATTGTGCAAAGCATGTGGCTCTCCAATGTTCCATAGCCAATGATATTGCTTGTGCAGATCTATCTATGCCAAAATATTTAATATTTGGAAAATGTATTTTACATAATTTATAATATATTCCAGATCCACAACCAACATCAATTACACGTGTAATCTTATTTTTATAAGCATTAACACAATCTATAAAATGTGCCCAATGTTGTGGGTATTTATTATTATTTAGTTGCTGTACATCTAATAATAATTGTTTTAATTGTTCTTTTATATCTGTATCGTCCATATTTATTTATACCGTTAATAATTGTTGATTGAATATTTCTTTTAGTTTTGGTAATCTATCTTGAATAATTTTGGGATGTTCTCCAGTAAATTTATTTGTAAATGCCATTGATCGTTTTTTATATTTATGTACACCATTATATTTGTTTTCTATTTTTTGTTTTTCTCGTTCATCACCTAATACCCATGGTTTCCAAACATTTTCATAATAATTTTCAATACAATTGCTGCTATCAATAACTAATTCATAGTAAGTAGCTTTTTGTTTAACTTGTTTAGGAAAGACATAAGAATAGTGGTACATTCTGATATTAATGTCGTCTGTATCTTCATGAGTAAGAACACAGGGAGGATAATTTACCCATCTTTTGGGTTCTATTCTAGGCGGCCTATGTGTTTTCCATTTTGCCCCAGGATATACTTTTTGTATTCTAACATATTTTACTGTTGCCTCATATCCACCCATTAAATATTCAAAACCACCAAAAAATGTATGTGATCGAAATTGAATTTCAGAATATTTTTTAGTATTCAAAATATTTTTAATGCGGCCCCAATCTTCATCTTTATAGAATTCATCACTATCAATATTAAATATATAATCAATATCATCACGAAGATATTTCATATAAGCATTTGCTTGTTCTGTTTTTTCTTGATATTGTCCGTGTACAATAGTAATCTTATTTTCTGGATCATAAAATTGGTGAATAACATCATTAGTACCATCGTCAGATGTAGTATATCCTTGTTCTTGCCAGAATTGTACTGGACCTTCTGCAATAAGTATTTGATCGACGTGCGGATACATCGACTCTAAACATTCTTCTAAAACATAATTACCATTAAAAATTATCATTCCAGCAGCAACTTTTACCATATTTTTCCTCTTCTAATATGCTATTATTTAATATTCATTATATATATTCTCTAACAATAGAGATCAATTCTTTTTCTAATGATTCATTTGGTGGTTCGATTTGCCATTCAGTATATAAATCATAATCAGCATATGAAATAATACGATATATCATTTCCATTATTTGCCCATCAGTCATCTAATTTTCTCCATTTCAGTGGAATTTCACAATGGCAACCGTTAACACTATCAAAATCCATATTTGCAAAATCTATAATTTGATCTTGCATATATTTTTCATTTAGACTTTCTAACGACTCAAATACATCAACACCATATTTGTTTTTAAATTCATATTGACATATATTAATAACATTATTAACAAAAACACTTTCGTTTAGACAAGACATATATGGTGGACATTTACGAACAAATCTTTGTAAATTTGCCTCAAATTGATTAGGATTCTTAAATTCTGTTTGTTTAGTTATTGGTACTATAAAATTACGTTTATATATGTGAGAATCAGTTGAAAGTGGATAATTAAAGTTTGTATTTGTTGGACACGAAAAACGATTCCACCAAAGTAAATTTCCATGTTCTTTAAAAGATGGTAAAGATAAACGTGAATTAGTTTGATATTGCCACGTTGTATTTCTGCCCAATCGTAATGATAAACAACACATATTGGGCATATCTAATATTTGTTGCATTTCATTCCAAGTAGATTTAATTTCTTTCATTAAAATCATATCATCTACTAAAAACATTAAATATTCACTATGTTTATAATATTGATTGTTATTATCTATTGTGTGTAATAAATCATTTCTAAAATTAGATTCTAATAGGAATGATAGTTTTCTTTTATCTTTATTATATTTATCTAACCAATATTTAATGCACTTTCCATATGCATTTTTATAAATATCTGATGAATAATTATATATAACTGTAGGCTCAAATATTTGTTCTTTATCTAAACAAAAAATTGATTCAAGTAAACAATGTAATTGACAAGCGCGATCTTTGCTAAAGATAACTGTTAACATTTCATCCTTTCCAATTTATTAATTCTATTTGTGCAGAGTAATTACATTTTCTAGATGGTTCCATACATACAAAATCAGGAAATACTACTCCATTTCTATCAATATCATACCAATTTTTATCTATCAATAATTCTTGTTCTATACCACATTTAGGACAATATACATATATGTTATTTTTTCTATCTTTAAAATAATAAGTTCTATTTGCCATTTTCTATATATTTTCTATAAAATTAATTTTCAACTGGTTTTAAATGAGTTATAAGAGATACGGGCCAAAACTTAATATGTTTATCCCATGGTAATAAATGCTCATCTGCAAGACGAGTAAAACAATTAAAGCATAAAGTGGATTCTTGAAGACGTTCTGGTACAGCAATAGCCCAAATGTCATCTGGTACAGAAAATCCCACACGAACGATTTCATAACAAGCTTTACATATTTCACGAGATAATGGAATATATGATTTTACCATTAATAAATTTCCTGATAATAATTGATAGTCCTTTGTAATCCTTCAACTAAATTAGTTGTAGCTTTCCAGTTTAGTGCGTTATGTGCCCGCGTTGAGTCTACACATCTTCTTCTTTGTCCGTCTGGTTTGCTATCGTCAAAAATAATATGTCCATCATATTTCATTAATTGGGCTATTAAGTCTGCCAATTCACGTATTGTAATTTCTTGTCCAGAACCAATATTTAATGGTTCTTTGCTATCATATTTTTCAATTGCCATTATAATTGCACGACATAAATCTCCAACATATAAAAATTCTCTGCTACATTCTCCAGTTCCCCATAATTTCACATAGCTATGTTTAAAAGATATGGCTTTGCTTATTTTTGTTATTATTGCTGGAATAACGTGATTATTTTCTGTGCCAAAATGATCATGCTCACCATATAAATTTGTGGGAATCAAATATATACCATTAAAATTATATTGTTTTCGATATGCCCACAACATTGGCAATGTTACTAATTTAGCCATACCATAATATGAATTTGTTTCAGATGGATATTCAGTAAATAAATATTCTTCTTTAAAAGGTACTGGTGGTTGATCGCCATAACTGCACACAGTACCAATTTGTACAAATTTTTTTAAATTCTTTAATTTACTTGCTTCATGTATAGCATTAGTATTGATTATGAGATTTTTATAAATAAAGTCACCAGCATATTTATTATTAGCACCAATGCCACCAACTACACCAGCGAGATTAATGATAATATTTGGTTTAAGTTGTTGATATAATAGTTTAACTTGTTGTATATCCATTAGATTTGCATATTTAGATCCAATAGAATGCACATTATATGCAGTATTTTCTTTCATCATCTTAGTTAAATTTGTACCGACAAAACCAGTACCACCTAATATTAAAACATTATTCATTATAGCGCTCCTAAAAGCTTTTCAACCACACTTTGTGATGAATATTTATTTACAACAATATCGTAACATTTATTTCTAAGTATCTCATTAGATAATGATATTTTCTTTTTTATATCTTTTACATTATTTACTAAACATTCTTCAAAAAATATATCAACAATAAATTGTTGATTACTAATTGGAAATCCACCACATGCCGCTATTTTTAGTGCTTCTTGTACATCATTAGCCCAGCATACAGAGGCCGATTTATATAATGATAATCTCTCTTTATGCGACAATAGCCCCATATATTGGGGCTGTGTCCATTCATGCGGTCCAAATATCTTAATATGTATAGCATTGATGGGATAACACAAGCTATATATAAAGTCGTTTTGTTCGCCATATACACCAACATCACATGCCATCTCATCACTATAATCATAGGGGTAAAAGGTTGTCGTGTCAACATGTGGTATAGCGGAGACCTTTTGCATAATACTCAACAATGATATGCCCATATCCACGTCTATGTTTGTTGATTCATCAGATAAATTTCTCTTACTCATAATATAATAATCATATTCCAGTGCATTTGTATCGTGTCTATATTTATCCTTATCAAATAATATACATTCTACATGTTTATTTTCATTTAAGCATTTTATAAAGGCTGGGGTCAAATCATGCGTGTTAGCGATAACTAAATGTGGTTTTTCTTCATCAAACATATCAAATTCTGATTTTTTGCCATGCCATAATGACCATTCAAATCCCATATCTACAAATGGTGACTGAAAAGCTGTTAACAATTCATCTGGTCTACATACTACTTTCATTATAACTCCAATTTTAAGTTAACGTATCGTTTAATATCGTTCCTATTATTGACTTTTGATAGAAAATATTTTTTAGGTGAAAATGTTAAAATTTGTCCACCATTATTAATAAATTTATTTATACCTTCGAAAAGTAATTTATGATGAATATCATTAGATTGACATAACATTTGAAATTTATAATAATCTTTTGGATTCAAATATAATATTTTGCCCCATTTTGGATTTAAATCATATGACATGTGAACTACTCTATTATTATTAAGTGTTACACCAATTCCAGTATTAGGTAATTGTGGATCATTTTTATCTATAAGTATTCTTGAATTATCTTGTAATATATTTTTTATAACATTATTACTAAATAACATGGCACCAGAAATAATTATTATATGTTTATTTGTATTAGCCGCAAAGACTAAATTTAAATCAGATAATTCATTTTCATTGTTATTATTAGGTTGATATAATATTCTTAGATTCGTATATTGATTTTTTAATGGTAATAATGTTGGAAGTAAAGATTTTGTTATAACAAAGATGTCGGCCCCTTTAAATGTTTCATATATAGTTTGTATTTGTAACTTTATAATTTCTGTTGGTATATATGTTTTATTATTATATTCACATTCTCGTTCTGTAGTAGTAGACAAAATAATGATAGAAATATTTTTATGATCTCTCTTGCTTTTACGAATTATATCTATATTTCTTACTGGCCGAGTCATTGTTGTTTTCTACTTCTTAATTTTAACTGTACAGTTTGAAAATCCTTCCTCCATTGATCCATGTTTACTGTGTGTGTAGCATTTTTCCCAGTCACCCTATACATTTGCAATGGTTCTGGTATATGTATAGCAACAAAATATTCAGTAATACGCAACCATAAATCCCAGTCTTCACATGTTCTTAATGATTCATCATAGCCACCAACTTGATTAATTGCAATTTTATTAATTAGTGGAGCATTTGAGATTATATTTTCCACTTCTAATCTTCGTCTACTATATGGTTGTCTATATTCATAGGTATAATGATTTTTTAATTCATTATAAATTATTACATCACTATATACTAATCCAATTCTTTGTATATCTTTAGATAATTCAACCATTGATTTAAATAGTTTTCCATTCATATAACAATCGTCCGCATCTATTGGAGCAAAAACATGTGCAGAATTTCCAAGTATTGAAAATCCTACATTTCTTGCATATGATGGGCCGTGCGGTTGTTCATTATTAAATAAAATAATTGGTGTATTGCCAATATGTCCAGACAATGTATTATCTGTCTTTTTTTGACAATCTTGCATTAATCCAGTAACAACTTTAGCAGAATCATCTGATGAACCATCATTAATTACAACAATGCTTTTATTCGGATATTCTTCTTTAATTACACTCATAATACATTTATCAACATATTGTGCATGATTGTGACATGGTATAATAACACCAATATGTGGCATATCTGCTATGTTAATGTTTGTTTTTGCTGTATCCATAAATACTCCAACTTAAATATCAATTTGTGAAATTTCATCGTTGTTTTTATCAATATTAAGTATATCTTCTATACATAGATACTTAACATCTTGGTCTTTGCTTTCTTTTCTAATTATATCAATTATTGGCTGATGCTCATTCCTAAATAATAATATACACATTTTTTGTATTATCATTTTATGATATTTATCATTATCAATCGCCATAATAAATCTTGCACATTCATCATTAATAATATTGTCAAATTGTGTTAAATAGTCTCTCTCTAATGGTTCACCTAATATTAAAAACAAGATGTATTGTGTTTTGAATTTATTAGCCAATAGTTTAATTACATGATCTTCTGTTGCCCTATCTTTATCTACTATTACTTCTATTGTATATTTAAGTGTATTGGGAACATTATTTCTTATAAATTTAATGCACTCCACTAATTTATGATCTTGTGCATCAATTGCAAATATTATTTGTTTTGGTAATATATCGCTATCATTTATATATTTTATAGTATTATTAAGAGAATTAACATTGCCAATATCGTTACTTTTAACGTAAACAATACATCCAACATGTATTTTTGATTCTTCTCTAGCAATCTTATACCACGATTCTTTATCATATGAATCTCCCCATTGTTGGGATCTATAGAAACGGCATACTCTATCATGAATTTCTATATCATCTTCTGATTTATCAAAATTAGTTACTAATTTACCACCATGTTGTATTAATTTTTCTAACTTATGAATGGTACAGTATCTAATTTGATTACTATCAAAAAATATGCAATTTTTACAAAACGTAATAATTTCACTATTTCTATACATTATTTTCTTCTTCCGGTTACTATAAAGTTATAACCATCATATTTCTGTTCTAATATTTCAAGCCCAAATTCCTTTTCTAACAAAAGTGCTACACCACGACAGTTTAACAATTGTCTTTTCAAAATAAATTCCTGTGATTGTTGCCCAAAAATTAATTTATTGGCTTTTTTAGCAGATATTTTAAAAGATATAGCGTCCTTTAATACCATGTATAAATCTGTACCAATAATAGTTAATTGTCCACCATGTCGTAATTTCTTAATCCATTCTCCTATTGCTTGATCAAATTCTTGCGGAGATAAATAATCTACAACTTTATTTGCAATTATTTCATTAGCTTCTGAATCATCTACAAAAATTCCTAAATTAAATAAGTTGCCTATTCTAACAATTGGATCTTCTTGTTCAGACATAGCCCAAGGATGAATGTTAATATAACCCGATAAAATATCATCATCAAAATAAATTAAATTTAATTTTACCATTAGATTTTCCTTACTTAACTATATTAGCTGCTCTTGTAAAAACGTCCTTATATGCTTGTAGAAATTTATCTGGTGAAAAATTTTCTTCTACAAATTTTCTAGCATTGTTTCCCATAGTATTTCTAAGTTCTTCATCTTCTATTAGTATTTCACAATATTTGGCTAATTGTTGTGGATCATTAGATAAAAACCCATTATATTCATGTTCAACCAAAAGAGTCGGTATGATGGTGGTTTTTGTGCTGACTATTGGTAAACCACATGCCATAGCTTCTATAATTGTTGTTGGCAAAGATGAAACAAGCGTTGTACTTAATAACAATGCGGCTTCGTTATAGAATCTAATAAGTTCTTGGGTATTTTGTGCGGGAATAGATAAGCCTTTATTATCGCCTACTAATCGCACTTTTATATCATCTTTCAAATTTGATATTGTATCTTTCCACATATTATATCCACAATATATATCTCTATTAACAAAATCATTAGCAACAGTAAGAATATAATTTTGTTTTTTAATATTCATATCACGTTTAAATAGATTTAAATCAACAGCATTATGTATTATTTCACCAAAACTATCTGGCCACCCCCAACTATTTCTTACTAAATCTGTGACAAATATATTGATATCACCTACCATTTCTCTCATTTTTGCTTTAAAAAATTCTCCAGTAGTTGGATGACATGACATATGTTCAACTGTGATAAGTGGAATATTATAGAGTGTGCTAAAATGATGTGCAACTTTAAAATGAGCCATTCTATTTTGAGATAAAACTAAATCTGGAGTTATCCATGGTGGAAGTTGTTGTAGTACATCCTTTTGTGGATTTAATAAAATATAATTTTGTGGTACATCAGCATATTCTTTGTGCCACGTTTTCCATGATGGATGTTGCAAAGCATAAAAGGTATGATTAACATTATTAGCAATAAAACTTTCCGTCCTTTCAAAAGTAGGAAAGCATATTATGTTAAGTGAATCATCATCTCTTGTGCTTTGTCTAATTATTGATTCAATATGTTTCATTATTTTTCCTATCTATTCTTTTGTTTTGCCAAAAATGGCTTCTTTAATACTTGTAAAAGCATCTAAATAATACCATGCTACTTCTTTATCTTCATGATTTTTATCGTTCGCTATTTTTCGCCAATATAATATTGATTTGTTAAGATAATTTAGTATTTCTACTCTTGTTCTTAACATTCTAATATCTCCAACATAACTTTGCCAACATTTTCATATGAGAAATCGTTGGCTCTCTGATAGCCAAAAATTGCCCTCTTTTCTTTTTCTTGGCTATTTTCATATGCGTCTCTCATTGCCTTGCGTAATTTACAAATATCAACATTTGTCCAATATTCATTAGCGGTATATAGATTAGGCGTCATAGCCCATTTAGACATACCAAAAACTTGTTCTTTATGACCATCTACCAACCACCCACCATATTCTGTTTTATGCCGTGTATTTTCTCTAGCTATAAAGTCTTTAGGACCACCTTGATTAGTGCATATTGGTGTTTTGCCCATTGCCATTGCATCAAACGCCTCTATATTCCATCCTTCCCCAAATGATGGGCCAACATAACAATCACATGTAGCATGTAATTGCATAATTTGATCATTGCTAATAAAATCCGTTATAATAACTTCATTAAGATAATCATCCACATCTGAATATAATCTTAATTCATTTTTAATTGTACGACAATAGTCCACAACGTGTTGCATTGATTCACTTGGTGACATACCACGTACATAAGTTTTAATTAATAACGCAACTGGTTCAGTAAGATGAAATTCTGTATGATAAGCTCTCAATAATGCGGCAAGATTTTTGCGTCTAGAAAATTCTCCAATAAAATAAAAGACAAATTTATTTTTCAGTGATGGTATGTCTGCTCTTGAATAATAATTGTTATATTTAGAAATGTCAAATGCATGTGGAATAACTTTAATATCAACTTCTACATTGCTATTTTTAGAATGTTCTATAGAATCTGTACAAGCTACCCATGCTTGGTCCATTATATTAATATGTTGTGTCCAATTAGTATTATTAAAATTATCAGTTTCCGTAACATATAGTCCTATATTTTTCTTAAATTTTCCACAATATTGATAATAACATGGCAAGGTATGTTGAATTATAATATCACAGCCTTTACTACTTTTTTGTTCAAGCTCTTTTATTCTTTCTGGATATTCACCATCATTTGTAAAATGTATAGGGCGAGGAACAACGTCAACCCCTACCGCATCAAGCGCTAATATATAGCCTTTAGCGGCATTTCCCCATCCAGTATGTTCTCTATAATTTCCACAATATAATACTTTCATTTATTTTCCTTTGGCCATTTGAATATAAAGCGGTTTTTCTCTGCGTGGATTTAATCTTTGATAATCCCAATACTTCCAAAATTCATTTAATTTAAGCATTTCATTCACTGCGTCTTGTCTTGTAAAAGTTTTATAATTAAATGATCCGCCAACCAACATTTCATTAAAATAATAACCACAAATACCCTCGTTCGTTAACTGATAATTTATGTCGCGACTCAATCTAAGCGCTGTATAACTGTTGATTTTGTCTGGTCGTCCCCAAACATGACATATAATAAATTTAGCAAATTCTTCATCGTTGAGCCCTTGTGGTATACTTAGACTAGGTGATACATATTTAGAAGGAGAAAACCATGTATGTTTATGATCTATAATATCGAAACTATCAATGCATTCTTCCCATATTTTTGCAGCTTTATCGTAGGAATAATATTCTTGTGCTAATTCATGAAGTTTTTGTGGGGAAAGTTTTTTAAATGTGCTGACTTCTTCTAAGTTTCTATAATCTTCTATATATCGAATAATTGCTTCAATAAAATTATTATTATCTGGCAATGCTCGTTTAGCATGGCTACCAACATCATTAAAAAATCTTTCCACTCTAATTGGATAACCATGTAGATCCTTTATTATTGATGACATTCCAGAATAATCAACAGCAAATATTGGTAATCCACAGTATGCCGCTTCTATTAATGGCATACCACAAGATTCAGCACATGAATATTGTACATATATATCCATCCAGTTCATTATAGTGGCTAATTGTTTTCTGGTAACACCTATCTTGCTATTTGGTAAATTACCAGACATATTACCACATTTGGGGCATGATTGTGTTAATCCATTAAAAAAAGATGGGAAAACATGTTGACATTGAGCATCTTTACACACATATGTAAATAATACTTTATGTGCAATTTTATTATTTCTTAATAATTTAGGTATATCCCATCCAAGATCAGGATATGAAGTATGTAAAAATAAATAAACATTTTCAGATGATTTTTTATATTTATTACAAAACGTTGCAAAAGTTTCTATTAGATCTGGAAATAACTTTCTTCCCATATTACGCATAACTGTGCCAATAATAAATATATCATCTTGAAAACCATATTCTGCCCTTAATTGCTTTTTATCTTCTACTGGTTTAAAGATATTTGCATCAGCGCCAGGAGATGCTAATTTATAGAATTTATCTTTTGATATTTTTTTAATATTATCTGCACAAAATTGTGTATATCCTAGCAATTTATCAGCATCCAAATATGTATATAGCCACTGTTCATAATTTGGCACGCTATCTATTGGTGGCATATATATCCACTTATAAAAATTTCTAAATGGTGATCTTTGTACAAATTCTTCCATCCAAAAATCTCGTATACTACATACAATATCTGGATGAAAATCTAAACAAACTTCTTCAAATCTCCATGCACCAAATTGATTAATATGATGTTTATGATATTCTGCTACTTGATATTTATCATTTTTATCTGGAATATTACCATAGAATGTCCATGGAATATTATATCTATTTGGATCGTCCCAATGTCCATATATTCCAAATTCGGCAATTTCGTATTTATTTGTATTATATAATCTAGTTAATATTTCTTTAGTATATGTAGAATATCCAGTGTTCAAATATGAACTTTCTCCCAACCACAATATACGCGGTTTATGCATTATTTGCTCCTGCGGAAAAAGGAAAGAATATTTTTGGATTTTGTTTTATTTTTTTGATGAAAATTATCAATATTATCTTTAATGTTTACTTTTATACTTGGATTATCAATTTTGCATATAGTCATACAATCATTTAGTGATATGTCATTTTTTTCCATCTCTTGCAATATGTTTTGTGTAACTTCACCCTTAGATAATATAAGAGCACAATATTTTAATAGCATAATACCTTTTTCTAAATCATAAAATGATAAATTTAATCTTTTTCGCAAATTTTCCCAAAATAAGTTTTGTTCAACTATTTTATTGTCTATTTTATATACGATGAGTTTTTTATTATATGTATATCTGTCACACGTATTAACAATATGAGTATATATGAAAATTCCTACGGCTATAGGTGGAATTTTGACCTTTTGAAGTTTTCGATTTTGTCCTATAATTTCTGTTATTATATATAAATCTGATGGTTTATTTGATTTATTTATTTTATATTTATAAATATTAGTAAAACCATATTGTGGCTCTCCTAACAAAATATCTGGATATGAAACAATTATTTTTATTTCATTATTATTTTTAGTAATAGTTTTAACTTCAACTGCAAATTGGTGTTTTATAAGAAATTCAGTTATATTTGGGTGATATTCGAGCATATAAAATTTCCTCTTTTACCAACAGAACCATAAAGCAATACAATATTATTATCAAATAATATATTTTGTACTTTTTCAAAAACATCAGGAAAACATACAACATCATCTACAGCACAAGAAGAATCTGAAATTGTTAGAAAAGCCATTTTTTTATTATTTTTTGTTGTAATAACATTAATTCTATCTATTTGGGCGGCTATAATCATAAATTGATTGTTGCCATTAATTATATCTCTACAAATATGACTAGCTTTAACAGATTCTTTATTGCCATCAACTACATGGCACGATATAGATGCTCCAAGATATTCTTTTTCTAACCATGCAATATATTCTACCCCATCATTAAGTGATCTTGGTGGATTTTCTATTGAATTAGCAATACTATTTAGTATATCTATTCTTTTCTTATTGGAACAACCCCCACCTTCTCTCTTAGTTTTTGCACATTTTCTTAATATTTCTATAAGCCCTTCTCCACTATAATGTTGTTTTATCCATTCTCTTTCTTTTTTTGTGATTTTATCATGTGTTATATTTAATTGAAATAGCATAGTTGAACGAGAAACATTAAAAAAATCTAAAGCACCTGATGAAATTAAAGATTCTAAAACTGTTATAGGAATATTATCGCAATATATTAATATATCTTCCCATGTAATGTCTGAAAAACTCCTGTCATAAAAAGATCCCCATATTGTATTAATTGCCTTTTGTAAATTAGCACTACCAATATTTTTAATATCTGTTAAACCAAAATAAATATCTGAATTTTTTATATAGAATGTTTCTTCCATATCTCGAATATCTGGAAGACAAACATTAATATTGAGTAGTTTGGCTTCATTAATTATATTATATATTTCTTCAAATCTATCTTGTTTATTTTTTGCAAATCGTAAATAAGCACAATAAAATTGCAAAGGGAAATGTGCTTTACAGTAAGCAGACCAATAAGAATTGATGGCATATTGAGTTCCATGTGATTTATTAAATGAATATTTTTGTGATTCACGAATCCATGAAAATACTTCCTTAGCTTTATTAGAATTTACAATACCAGTTTTTGCGCATCCTTCAACAAAACTATTTTCAAGTTTGGTCATTTCTTCTACATTTTTTTTACCAATTGCTTTTCTTAATATATCTGCTTCTTGTTCATTAAATCCAGCTATTTCTTGAGCAATTCTAATTGCATGTTCTTGATAAATAAGAACAGAAAAACTATCTTCCATAATATTTTTTAAAATTGGAACACCAAAATCATCAATTCTTTCTTTGCCATATTTTCGATCAACATATCTTTGTGCCATACTTTTAGGGGGGTCTCCAGATACAGATTTTAATGCTCCTGGCCTCATTATTGAAATAAGTGCAGATAATTCTTCAATATTTCGCGGTGCAACTTTTTTCATCCATTGTTTGCCAAGTGATTTTTCCAATTGAAAAATGCCAACATTATGTGCTTGTGCAAACATATCCCATGTTTTTGGACAATCAAGCGGAACATCATATATATTTAATATAACACCGTGTGAAGGCACATCTTTTGTAGGATCATTGCAATATATAATATTATTGGTGCCATCATCAATGATAAATTCGCAACCACATTTATAAATCAATTTACCCATTTTTAATTACGCATATATATTTGTTTAATATGGTTAATTTCTTTTTCAATAATATTACGCAATGGAAGATAGCCATTTTTAGAATTTACACATCTTTTAGGGCATCTATTTATAAATTCATTAATATTGAATTTTGGGTTGTTTGCTCTAGATATTGCAATTTTTCTTCCAATCTTTTTAGAAAATTGATCATCTTCATTACAAATCGCAAAACCAATTCCACTATCACCTACTGCAACAGTAGCAAATGGTTGTCCATTGATATTTCTGATATGCTTAATAAACATAACATACTCCTTATTGACTATTTATCAAAATTTTAATTTTATACATTTAAGATATTTTTCTATATCACTATATGGAACTAACATAAGATAATCACGCCTTTTAATATTTTCTCTTCTATAATACACTATATATGGAGAAGGATTATTATATTTAATCGCCCTCTTTTTAAAGTCTGGTTGAATGTAAGATCTAATAAATTTTTGTAAATCCGACATTAGCATCACCAAAAAATAAGATTGCCTCATAGAAGCGATAAAATCTGCCGCTCCACCAAAAAGCCAACCATCTGGATTAATTTTATGTGCATTATTAGCTAACTCAACTATAAAATATTCATCTTGAAGATTTTTATGTCTCTTTATTCTTTTCATTGATTTTATGCTAAAAGATTTATCTTTGTTGGATTTATTTAGAGTAGCCCATATATCTATATGTAAATTATGATTATCGTGTTGTGATGCTATTCTTATGTTGGAAAATATATTTAATTTTGCAAGGCATCTTTTAAATAATTCTTCCGTTGATAATCCACAATCATATGAATTTTTGAAGACGATATGTGAATTACGCATTATTATCAATCATACAATTTTTTAACTCTAGTCTTCTTTTTCCATCTTCTTTCTTTTCTGTAAGGAATCTACCTAATTTTAGTATTTTAATAATAACATTAGCTGTTTGTTCTGCATCCCATAATGCTCTATGTGCTTTATCACCAATTAATTCTTTATTAATGCCCATATATTTTAACATATTTCCCATGCTTATACTTTTAATATCATCATTTATTCTTGTTAACCACCACATATAATGCATAACATCCATAATTATAAGTGGACTTAACAATTTTCTCTGATTTCTTTTATTATCCCAAAAATTATATTTTTTAAGATATCTATCTAAAATAGGCATATCAAAATTTACTATATTCCATCCAGCACATATAGGAGCACTGAAAATGTTATTATTATTACTATAATTAAATTTTGTTATCCATTCACCAAACATATCAAATACGACTTTTGAGACTGGTGCAGATTCTAATTCATCTTTAGATATTCTATTAACATCTAATGCAGATTGACTGATTTCATCCATCTTATCTGGTTTAACGAGTGAAGAAAATTTATCAGCAATAGTAAAGTTAATTGGATTGATGGCAATCGCACCTATTTCTAATATTTCACAGTTTTTCGTATCTAGAGAACTTGTTTCCAAGTCTAAGCTAATAATATATCTTTTATCCATTTTTTCTTTATCCTTTTAAAAGATTAGTTATTTCATGTATTTTGTCTAATAATGCAAGTCCCAAAATATCAAATTTAGTTAATCCAACATATTCTAAATCATTCATTTCCCATCCGCATATTTTTTGTTTTGTTACGGTATCATAAATCATAGGACATATATTATATAATGGTTCATTTCCCGCAACTACTCCAGCAGCATGTTTTCCATGGCTACGTTTTGTGCCTTCCAATCTTATAGCCTGCTCAAATCTTTTGCCAAGCGGTCCAGATATTGTGTCGTCATCATTTAATACAGCCCATTCCTTTAGATCGCCTTTATGATTGATTAATGCCCATTTTATTATACTAGCACTATCATCATCATTTTCATCCTTCATCGCTTGAAGTTGATCTGCAATTTCCGCCTCATTAGGTATAAATTCGGTAATTTCATTCATTACATTAAATGGACACGCTTCCCATACTCTTAATACATCTTTAATTGCTGCTCTTCCTTGCATTTTATTAAACGTAATCATTTGTGCAACATTATCATGACCATATTTTTCTTTTAAATAACCTATTATTGTTTCTCTACCCGACATTTCAAAATCTAAATCAATATCTGGTAATGATACTCTATCTTCAGTATTTCTTCCTTTATTATAAAATCTTCCAAAAATAAGGCCATGTTCAATGGGATCTACTTTTGTTATATCCATTAAATATGCTATTAAAGATCCACCAACAGAACCTCTGCCTGCACCAGAATATATATTATTGTTGTGTGCAAATTGAACTATATCATAGATAACCAAAAAATAATCATGTAAATTTGCCTCTTCTAAAGTATTAAATTCTTCTCTAAATCTATCACCGTATACATTTTTATCAATATTTAACTTAGATAATACTTTTTCTATTTTATCTCTTTTATTAACCCATCCTTTTCTACAAACTTGTTTTAGATATTCAGATGAAGTTAGATTATTTGGGCATTCAAAATGAGGAATAATTGGCTTATTCTTCAAATCATATATTTCACACATATTGGCAATTAACACAGAATTAGCAAGTTCCTCTTCTGTGTGTCCAACTTCTTTCATTTCTATTTCTGTTGGAATATGGTAATTGAATGATTTAAAGAACTGAGATAATGGTATATTATTATCACCATTAACGATCTTTCTATTAATATCAATAATTGGTTTATTCATATTGATGCATAATAGTACCCTTTGATCAATGGCACTTTCTTTCGTTGTATAATGTGCGTCTGGTGTGGCTACAATTTTTGTATTTGTTTTCTTTCCAATTTCTCTAACAATGGAAGTTAATTGTTTAGTTATAGGTAGGTTTTCTACGTCAATTAATTGTGATTCAAGAAAATAATTTTCACTACCAAATATATCTTTTTTATAATTCACTGATTGTATTGCCGCATCAATATTTATAGAATTATTTTCTCCAAATAAAAAAGTAGACAAATGAGAGCCAAGATGTCCATCTATACAGATTAAATCATTAACATCAACTTCTGTTAATGATTCTAAAGATAATCTTGGTTTATAATAAAAATGTTCTGGATCATTTGCCAAGTTAATAATTTTTAATAAATTTCTAAATCCATTAATATTTTTGGCAAGAAGAACCAAATGAGATAGGGATTTGTTGTTCTTATCCTTTATTTTGGGATCATCATTGCATATATATGCTTCTACGCCAATAATTGGTTTGATATTATTATCTTTACAAGCAGATATAAATTGCACTGCTCCAGAAATATTACCATGATCAGTAATTGCACAAGCTTCAACGTTTATATCAGATGCTCGTTTAGCTATTTCTTTAACTTTTGATAGGCCATCTAAGATAGAATTGTCGCTATGTACATGTAACGGTATATATGCCATTGATTATCCTTGTTTTTCTTGTATATTTTTTAATATATCAAATATTATATCTAATTGTTCTTTTGTAAATGATACAAAGTAATAATCACCATTTTTTTGTGGTTGTTTTGGTTCTTTAGAAATATTATTTTTGATGTGTGATAATAATATACATAGCATAGAATGATCTGTTTCTTTTTTATTACTTAATTCTTCGTAGGTGGGAATAAGTTTGGTTTGTTCTGCACTATATATTGTTATTGCTATAATGTTAACTAATAAATCTAATATATTATTATTATCTTCTATAAAATTATTCGGCCTATTATCTTCATCGAATAAATATTCTTTAAATTTTTCAACTGCATACAAAATATATGCATATCCGTGTAATATATCAGCTATAAAGTACTTTTTACGTAATCCTTCTATTTTAGTGGATATTAATTTTTGTATATCTCTCATTGTCTAGTGCTTTCCTTACATTAACCATATTGTGATGGTGGCGTTTTGTTAAATAAGCAACATTATCCTCTTTCATAGTTACCAAGCTGAAAATCGCCATTACAATATTTATCGCATATTGTATCAATACTTTTAGATTTAAATTCATTGTGAATAAAATCACATATGGACATTCCAGTGTCTTTATATTGTTGTTTATTAAATGTGCAAAATGAACAAAATCTTTTATTTTGTACAGTTTCTTTACGTCTGATTGGCTTTGTTGTATTCTTAATATCTAAAAATACATTCTTTAACATATTTTTTGTCTGTTCAATATTGCCATTATTGAAAACCATACTAAAAGGGCCACCATCTTTAATGTAAAAAATTGTAATGATAAAGGTATGATTACCCATAATTTTAGATAGAGCATAATGATAAATTCTAAGTTGTGGATCGAAATACAACTTATCATACGTTTTACTTTCAAATGTTGACCAATTGATTCTTCGTCCAGTTTTCCAATCTATAACTTCATATACTTTGTCGTCCTCTTTGGTTACAAGATCTACTGTACCTTTTAGAGAAAAATTTCCACGCACTTTATTGTTATTAATATTATAATCATATTTTGCCCATTCTTTATCAAATTCAATATCAAAAAATAATTCTGGTTCAACAATATTTCTCAATCTAGGATCAAACATACCATTACCGTATTTTAATGGTATATTAGTCCATTTTATGCAATCTTTTAAATCTGCTTCATTAAATGTGTGAATAGTTTTAGATGGCGATGTGTAATAATCAAAAATTTTGATTACTAAATCACTTATATTTTCATCTGTATTTAAAAAATCGTCAACATATAATGTTCCAATTTCATTATCTTCAAATTTATTTAAGCCCTTATCATGTGATAATTTAATATTTGCCAAACATTCTAAAGCTTTATGGCATATTGTGCCCTTTTCAGCGCTTTTATTTGAAATATCCTTGAATCCAAGAACATAAATTAAAAAATATTTTAATTGGCAAGCAAACCAATCATTATATGATGATGATCTTAAAAAGTTAATATAAATAGTAGTGCTCCTCAATTATTATTTATTTTAATGAAATAGCCCAATTACTAATAATTGATTCAAGTTGTTGATTTTGTTCATCAATAGATAATTCTTTATTATCAATGACGGCATCAAATAAATTTTCATTATCTGCAATAGATGACTTCTTCTGACTATTCATTTCATATAATGTTTCACTAGGATGTTTATCTCGTTCATATGGACTTCTGGTAAAGAATATAATTTTACCACCAACATTTTTAATGGCTTCACATTCATTCTTAAATCTCACATCAGAAATAACAGCAATTTGTGGTGATTCTATGGATATTTTTCTCATTGTTGCATGTACCCAAACATCTTTATACATTGATCTAAATATTTCTGTACCAACATATTGCATGACTTCTCTAGCGGTCATTTTACCAGGATCATGTTGAATTAATTTTAATTTTATCAAATCATCACTATTAATATGAAATTCTTTCATCATTCTGGGATCAATAACAGATGGCATATCTTCCCAATTTAAATGTGTATTTGTATTTTTATCTTCTTGTGAGCCATAACATTGTTGAGGAGATAGTCCTAAAATTTGACAACATATTGCCTTAAGTGGATCTGCAAAAGCATAAATTTTACAAAAGGGCCAAACATTTTCAGCAAAAAAATCTTGTGCTTCTCTATTTGGAGTTAATGGATCAATCACTGTATCTTCTTCTCTAGTTTGTGTTTCATCAAGCATAGGTACAACTAATTGGCCCTTGTCATTAATAGAAAATTTATTAATAAGTCCAATATTTTTCATCGCCATACCAAATAAGTAATTGGCGGATGTTGTTTTACCAGAACCTTTTCTGCCAGCCAATCCTAAAATTTTCATAATATCTCCCTCTTTAAAATATTTGAATAAGGATAAAGAATACTATTTATTTCTTCAACATTCATTTCACCAACGTCTTTTTTATCTATTTCTACAAAATGTAATCTCATAAATGGTGATAATTTTTGTTTAGCTTCTTGTTTACCCTTTTTGCCAGCCTCATCATTATCCATTAAAATTATAATATCTGTAACGCCCATACTTAATAATTTACATATTTGCATATTACTAATGCGATTTGTAAAAACAGCTAAACTATTATGTATGCCAGCTTCTTCTAATCTCCAAACATCTCCTGGCCCTTCCACAATAATAGCAGAATGAGTCTTTTTTATATATTTTTGAGCAAACCAAGAATTATACAAAAGACTATCTATTTTTAATCCTTTACTATGTAACCATTTGGGTTTTTGATTATCATAGATAGCTCTCTTAGTAAAACCAACAGCAAATTGACGTGTATCATCATATATTGGTACGATTACCCTTGATTGTGGTGTATATAAACCGACATCATATTTTTGTAATATATATGGTTTATATTTTCTATTTATATAATATTGTGCTGGTATAGATAAATGTTTAATAATATTACTTCTTAAGTATTTTTGTTTATCATTACTGTAATGGTGTTTGTTATTATCGCTATTATTTAAATTAGAATATAAGTTAATGAATTGTTGATTATCTTTATTATCAATTAATAATTTATCATATTTAATTTTGTGTTGTATAAAAGCTTGCAGCCATTCAACAGCTTCATTAAAACTAACATTCTTGCAAAATTTATTACTTAAAAGCCCCCTCAATAAACCAATAAAAGATTTTCCATATTGATTGTGGCATCTATTTGTATAACACATCCATATTCCGCGTGGCCCCTTAGTGTTATCTGGATAAAAATTCCATGCTTTATTATTATCTCCATGATGTACTGGACATGGGCCATATACTCTAGCTACAGAATATGTATACTCTACGTCAAAATAATCAAGTATTTTTTCAAATTGATTACACGCATCATCAATGAGAAGATAAACATTGTTAATTTGTTTCATCATTTATGCTAGCAAAATCTTTTTGTAGCGAATTGAGTTTTTCTTGTTCTAATAATATATTACCTTTAGTTTCTCCTTCTACTATTTTAGCATACTTTTTGTGGAAAAAGAAATTAATATAGTCTCCATACCCAAGACCTTCTCCATGTCTAGCACACAATGGTACTAATTTCATTGATCCATGTTCTGGGCCTATTTCTGCTAAATCTTTAGCGTCTTTTTCTTTCCATATTGAATAATTGGCAACAGTCCATAATATTCTATCTGAGCCAGCTAATACAGATGTTGTTTCTCTATCTATGCCCTCTCTATTTGATTGTGACATACATAATATTGGCAAATTATATCTAATAGCAAAGTTTTTCAATGTTATTAACATAAAACCTAACATCTGATATTCTTGCAAAGTAGAAGATAATCTATCAGAATTAGTTAATTGAAAATAATCATATATTATTAAACAATCTTTTGTATTACCATATTCATCAAAACCCACATATTTGTGTACCCACCGCCTAATTATTGAAATAATCTCTTCAAATTCCTTACCAGCAACATTTTTATACCATATTGGAATTGATTTTAATATTTCTTTTGAATTATTAACTGCTTCTTTTTTATGTTTATTATAAATAAATGTTCCAGTTTCGATTTCATTAATTGATACTTTACTTTCAAATGATAAGTTCGCCAATAATCTAGCCCAATGATCTTTCTTTATCATTTCTGTATCAATATATAGAACTGGAATGTTTAGGTTTTTGGCCACATGCATTGCAACATTGGTGGCAAACATAGTCTTACCAGTTTTTATTCTAGCAGAAATTAATGATATAATTTGTCGTCTAAAACCGCCACCTATCGCTTTATCATAATAGGGAAAACCAGAAGAGATTCCTATAGAGGCGTTGGGGTTATTTTCGATATATTCAATATATTCATCTAATCCATCACCCAAAAGCGTTGGATCGTCATTCATTCCTTCTATTAAGGAGGCAAAGTTAAAAACTCTATTTTCTATTATACTTAATATTGTAGATATTGATTCATCACCAGTAATATTTTCAATTTCATGCTCCGATTCTTTAATTTGTTCCAATAATATTCTAGCAATATGAAGTTTGCGGATTTTAACAGCCCAAACTCTTACATTTGATAAGGATACATGGATACTAGCTAATATAGATAGATATTTTACATTGGCTGGTGTATTGAGATCAATATGTAATTCAGATGCTATGCCAAGTATAGTTGGCACATCTATTTCTGTAATCTTTTTAAATCTAAAACCATAATTAATACATTTAAAAATATTTTGATTAACAATATTTGTAAATGTATCTACTTGTAAAAAATCTGCAACATCTAAATAAGCATCTTCACCATGTTCTAATATTCCTGATATTACAAATCTTTCTGCTGATGTATCGCAAAGTTTATCCATAATAATTACTTTCTACTTCGGGCCATATTGATACAACAACTATTACATTTCCATGTTTCTATATCTCGCCCTTCTAATAGATAAGCATATTCTTTAAAGGTATTTTTACATGATGAGCAAACAACATCTATTTTTTGTGGTGGTGGTCGACGCTTTCTTTTTTTCTTTGTCTTTACACCAAGTGTTGGATCATCCTTATTTATATCAATTCTTTCTTCAATGAAAGCATTGAAAATATCACTTTCACGAAATTTGTTAACTGATTTACGGTTTTCTTCATTAATTGCAACTGTTGTCTTTTTAGGCTTCATTTTAAATTGTTCAAATTTATTTTTAAAAGAATCTAATTGTTGATTTTCTGCCCTTTTACTTTTGTTTTCTTGATTTTTTTTCTTTAGTAATTTATTTTGTTTTTGTTTAGGTTTTTTATTTTGCGATAATTGAGTTCTTTCTATATTTTTATGTGTTTCTTCGCACACAATAGGAATATCATCATCAATAATTCTTATTGTATTTTCTGGTTCAGGTGGAGATATTTCTTCTCCTGTTAAATATTTATATGTTTCGCACAAAATATCCCAGTTATTATTATTTATGGCATATTTTAATATTTCATGAATTTTCATTATTTGTCTCCATCTTCATTATATTTTTTAAAATATGCTAATTTTTCAAATTTTATAGATAATTCTTCTATTTTTTCTTTAAGCCCAAATATGTTTCCTAATTTTATTTTCAATGTTTTTATTATATTATAATATTCTTGAGCTATTGGATTCTTTTGTATTGCAACTAACCTTCTATATTTATATGGAGTGTATTGATCAAATTCATTAATAATTGCTTCAGACACAATACGATGCATTTCATTGTTACAAAATTGTATAACAGTACTAAGCCTATTATATTGTTGTTGTAAAAATATTGAATAGCGAGATAAAATTACAGCCGCCTCAATGCATTGATGTGTAGATAATTCTGCTATTTTTTTATTATCTATATTTAAATAATATTCTACATTATTTTTAGATAATAAATTCCCAATACCTAAAACTTTATTGTGATTATCAAAAATTTCCCTAATCTTATTTAAATTTTCCTGAACATTATCAGACGTTAATATCATTATATACGTCTTTCATTATATAATTTTATTTTATTTAATATTTCATTGTTATATTCTTCCATAATATCTTTAACATCTTTATAATTAAATACTCTTTGTTTTAGAGGGCGGGATGACAATAATTTAAGAAATCTATTTTTAAATTCATCAATATCTTTACCATAAATATGATAACTATCAGCCATCCAACATAACCTACCAACCGAAATATCTTTCTTAGTTCTATAGGAAATTTCTTCCGCTATATTCTTAATCAAAATAGTAAAAGCAAAAATATTCATCATTGCAGCTTTAAACGCATCATTAGATCTAATTCGTATATTAGTACATAATTTATCTTCATATATTCTCATCCATATTGATTGTAAACATGGTGGGTCATTTATATTAAGATCACTAGCAACTTTCCATGTTATTGCTTGTGCCCTTCTAGTATATGGAAACTTACATAACAATCTAATCATTTTTTCTATTTGATTAATACCATCGTAATTTGTCAATCTTCCATGATATGTATATTGCCATTTATTTTCATCATTATTATCAACCCAACCATCTTTTAATCCATCACATACTTCCATTACATACTCTTGCAAATCACCCAATCCACCTGGTATTTCCCTATGTAGCATAGGTTCAGATAATGGGTCGTCAATAGTAATAATCATGGTAGAATCAATGCTTGGTAAATGATTTTTGCCATCATATTGAGTATTAATTGAACATCCACGATAAAATAATGTTTGTAAAGATTTTTCCCATGCACATGCACATGATTTATCTCTAACATTAAGAATTGGAATCATAATTAAATCCTAATAATTTTGGCCATTGTGATATTAAATGGTACGGCAAAATAATAAATCTAATATTATTCTTTTTGCACCATTCTTCCTTTTGTTTATCTCTTTTTTTAGCTTCAATAAATTTAGGAATACTACGATGAAAAAACTTAGAATATTTAAAATGTTGAATACCGTGAACTTCTATTGCTAATTTTTCTCCTGGTACATATATATCTATAAATAATCTTCCACCTGGAATTTTAACTTCTTCTAAAACAAGCCGTGTTGGGTATAGAGATTGTACTAATTTAACTGCATAATCTTGTATTTCAGATCTGGTTTTTCTTTCTTTTCCATGTCGAGCACAATCTTTTTTTGATGGCCAATTATAAGTTCTACCATCTAGTCCAATTACTTTCATAATGGAAATACCATTTTTCTAATATTTGAAGAAAGATTATCTAATAATGATTTATCTTTTTCAAGCATTGTGCGAAGTTTTTCTTTACCTTGGGCTTTGACAACTTCATCACCAATATTAACACTATAATATGGACCATTTTGTGTTATTAATCCTAAATCAACACCTAATTTTATCCATTCTCCTATTTCATCTATACCAACATTGTATCTTATTAATGATGTTATTTCTTGTCCAGGTGGTAAAAAAGCAGTAGATAGTGTTTGCCAAACAACTTCCTGACCAACTGGGTATCCATCACTATTTTTGATGATTTTGAAATATTTTGCTTCTAAATCAATATCAGCAGCATATACGACCTTTCTTCCACCACTCTTCTGTTTAGTTTTACGGGTGGCAGGATTCATATTGGTGGTGTAATGTAAAATGCATATAGCTATAATATCATTTATTGATATAATATTAGAAACCCTTTTAAGAAAAGAGGCCATTAATGCTGGACCTGGAGCATATCCGCTATCACCAAGTTCACTAGCTAATTCTTTCTTTGTAATAAGCTGAGATATAGAATCAAAAATTATTACAGATCTTGGTTCGTTGTGAATAATTTTTTCCGCTTCATTTAAATAATCTTCAGCAGATAATATTACTGGTTTTTTATTTTTGTAGTAAGATCCAATAATGAGAAAATTATCCAAATCTAATCCATCTATTCCTAATAGATCTCGCGGTTTTAATCTGGCCTCTATATTAAAATAGTATACTTTACTACCAAATTTTTGTGCATTTCTTGCAATATTCAAGCTGACATTCGTTTTCCCAGCTTTGGGATCTCCTGTAAGCGTAACTATACTACCAAATGGTATACCATGTGTAATAACATCTAAACATGGCCCTATAGATATTACTTCTTTAGTTTGAGATGCTAATTCTCTTCCACTAATATAATAAGAGGGAAGATTTTCTGTTTTTTCGCTCATATTAACCTAATTTAGAAAGGAGTGTTTTCTTGCCGAGTGGCTTTTGTGGTTTGCTAGTAATATCATGATCTGCTTTAGTTGCTTGTAGATTTGATTTATTTAAGTTATACTTCCTTAATTCTTCTTCCAGAATTGGCTTTAATAACCAATTGGCGCCAAGGGAATTTATTTTAGTAATACAATCTTTGTGAAGAATAGCGTTCATTATAACAGGAAATGGATATTCTTTAAGTAATTTATTGGCAATAGTAATTTGTTTTCTAAATTCCTTTTTCCATTTATCTATTTGCCAAAATTTATCTGAAAGATATTCACCATTATGTTTAGCTTTAAGATCACATATTATTTCTACTAAATATTGTGGTTCTGATATTTTGCCACCACCATATTTAGATTGAAGATATTTTTTCTTCTTTTGTGGCATTAGTAATTAACCTTTGCCCCAATTTCTGAGGATCATTTTCTTTTTTATCAATTCTTATTATTTCTAGTGCTGGAATAATATACCATTTACATGTAAATTTTTCTTGCTCTATGTTGCGAATTCCGCCAACTACATAAAAATGTTGTGTGCTGCTACCCATTTGCCCTTGAGCGCCCATAGAAAAATAATAAGCATCACAATCATCAATGACATTAACGACATGTGTACCGAACATTAATTTTAAATTAACAATATTAATATTTTCATTTTTAATTAATTTACCCAAACGTATCCATGCAGAATAATCTCCACACCCTTTTCTACCATCGTCTTGGTAGATGTTTTTACCACAATCCAAACCAGCTACCCATATTGGTTTATCTTGAATGAATGGATCATGCTTATCATAACATAAATAATATTTAGATAATAAATTTTCTACATTCATTGTATTTGCTTTCTTAATGTATTTATTCGTTCATTTGCTATGTAGCAGTATGTTTTGGATATTTCGGAACCAATAAATTTGCGACTATTTAAAATTGCCATCATGGCAGTAGTACCGCGCCCCATAAACGGATCGTAAACAATATCCCCTCTATTACTCCAGCTTACAATATGATCATAAACTAGTTGTGGTGGAAATATCATTAAGTCATCCTTTGTATCTTCATTTTCTGTAGTAATTGCAGTCCATACATTTGATAAATCCTTAATTTTTTTATCAATGAAAATCTTTCTATATATTGTTGAATCATCTGCTTTTCTGTAAAGAATCCCCTTTTTTGTATATGATTTAGGTGTTTTTTCTATTACAATTGGATTAAACGTTTTATGCTCACCTTTTGAGAACACAAACATGTATTCAAAAGCGTCAGAGTATCTTCCTAGCGAATATGGATAAATTGGTGGATATTTGGACTTGTGATAAATCATCGTATCTAATAAATTAAATCCACATTCTTCAACAAAATAAATCGCCTGCTTAAAAGAAAAGAGAGACTCACAGAAATTTTTAGTTTGATCCGCAACAATCCAAACTACAACACCACCACGTTTTGTAACTCTAAATAATTCTTTTCCAACTTTTGTAAAATCAAAGACGCGTTCATCACAAGGCGGATTAGTTATTGTTAAGTCAATAAATTCATTTGGCATTTTTGCCATAGTTTTTAAACAATCTTCGTTATAAATTTTATTTAATGCTATATCAATTTCCATTTTATTTTATAGTGGCTTTCGGGTTGGATCTGGTATAAAAACGTTTGGATGTATTTTACGTTTTTGTGATAGATTTCTCTTACTAGCTTCGTCACCATATTGACTAGCTTGTTGTGTCATTACAGTTGCTCTTCTGTTTTTATCTGTAGCAAAAAGATTTTTAACAGGAGCAATTCTCTTCTTAGATTGTTGCGATTGTGGTCGTTTTGATTGTTCTGGCTGATTTTGTTTTGGCATATTTTCTTCAATATTTTTTTCTTCACTTGGATTATGTGATATGATAAAATTTTCTACACTTTTTGGACCTATACCAGGAAGAAAGGATGCAATTTCTTCTACAGTCATTTTATCTTTATTATATAAAATAAAACACTCTTCAATAAAACCTATTTTCTTTCGAGGCATTATATCTCTCCTAATTATACGTGATTTGCCTATGTGCATTATGTAAATAGATTGAATTTTTAGTTTGCAAAAAACGAAGATAATTCATTGCACATTCTTTACTAACTTCGTGAAAACGCCATGCAAATGAGCCCATTTCGGGTAAATATTCTTGTACAGAACTATAGCTTAATGGATTAAATGGTCTTCCTTCTCTTTTATTAATTTTAATCCAAAATTTATTATTAGGAAGATCTATAATACATAAGCACTTCTTATCATTAATGTCCACTACATTATAAGATTCATCATAGCCTGTAATTTTTTCTGGCAAATCAATAGTGGATGTGCTTTGTAGTTCCTTATTCTTATCAACAATAAAATCATCTATATTTACATTTTCTCTCATTGTTATTTTTTTATACCTCTTTAATAACGTTAATATTTACTATATTATTATCATCAACATCTGTGTCTACTATTACAGTATCATCCATATGTCCTAATAGAAATTGACCATTTATTTCGTATATAAAAGATTTATCACCACAAAAAGGACAATTGGCGACAATTTTAGAATCAACCGAATCCCTACTAACCACCCATATCTCAACAAGTGCTTTATCACAAGAAGAACACTTAACAATTATATGATCAACATCTTCTAATTTTTGTGAAATGTTTCTATTATTTTCAGGTGAATTATTACTGTACAATATTTTTTTACCCATGTTTATTTATATCCTCTATTACACCAACTTTTCCGCCAACTTCTTCCCATGCTTTCTTTAGATTATCTAACTTATTTTTTAATTCCTCAATTACATCATTTTCTGATTTTCCATTCAATACAACAAAAAAAGAATCATTAAAAACTGCGGCAGGATGCCAATAATTATTACCAACACGTTGATTTACCGAAGCATCTATTCTAATCAATGCTTGATATTCCGCTTCAATTATTTCGTTTTCTGTGTTCATTTTATATTTCAATTTTCTACTTCATTTCGCACACCATCAAAACCTTCAAAAATTGAAGGCATAGACCATTGTTTGTCATGAATTTTGGCGACTTTTAACCAATATTCATAACTATATCCTCTACCATCCGATTCGTATCGTCTATGAGCATGTTCTTCTGGTGTTTTTTTCTCAAAAACCACTGCAATTATCATAATATCTAAAGATTTAGCTAATGCAATCCATCGTTGCCTAGATGTTTTTCGTATATCTAAACCTCGATCTATAACTACATTTTTACCCATTGCTACTGCTGTGTGAAATATATGATCCTCAATAGATTTATAAAGGGGTTTTAAGTTTTCAGAATATAAAGTATAGTCACCACCATGAACAGCATTAACAATAGCATCATCATTTAAAACAATCCAACCCTCTTTAGCCCGTTGTTTTGCCCATGTGGATTTTCCAGAAGCTATCATTCCCACTAATACTTCAACCATTTGTAAAAATTAAATTTTGGATTAATTTCCTGTCAATATATATTTCTTCCGTTGTTCTGGTGTCATTTTAAGGACTTCTTTGTTTGTTTTAGTCCTATATTTATCATAAAGTGGTTTTTCTGTGCTTTGCTTTTTAGGCGGTCTACTTCTTGTCTTAAGCCGTATTTCTTCCTTTTGATCATTTGAATATTTTGATGCATTTTTATCTGCTAAACCACCAACCGTTCTGGGTTCATCTATAAAACCATATGGTGGTGTAATATAAATTTTATAAATTTCACTATTACATGTTGGACATTTTTGTTGTGACTCATCAAACATATTATGAAAAATTTCCATGGTTTTATTGCATTTATCACAATGATAATCGTATGTTGGCATTTTATTTAATCCTATTTTGTTTCATTCCAATAATAGGTATATGTTTTTTTACATTCTGTAACATCACCAAATAAAACATCATCACTTTTTTCTGCTTCTAATTTATTCGGATTTGGCCCATATCCAAGCATTTTCATCTCTTTATTCCAACATAACCAAACTTCTTCTGCTAGTTTATCCGAATACATTTCATGAATGGGTTTTTTAGTTTGTTTAGAACTTATGTGTAGATTTTTTCCTCTTCCAGCACTTCTAGCACCAAAATTACCATGTCTGCGACCTATTTGTACTCTAGGTGGTGGAATCCATTCTTCATTATATTTAGAAAAGAGAAATTTTAATTCATTATCTAAATTTTCAGTATGTAAAATATAATCTGGCACTAATGAACCAGATGTAGTAAACATTTGACAAAATATATTGTTTCGAGATGGCCACGCATTTTCTCTATTAATTATTGTTTTAATTAAATAGTCAAATCCTTTTCTTGCATATATTGCATCATGATGATCAAAATTCCAATTTGAAAAACATGAACACCAATCAGCATAAGAAACCAGCCAACTAAAATGATTTCTGACAATAAATAGTGTATAATATTTTCTTACATGTGATAGTGGCAAAATAGCTTGTAGTGCTGTTTTTCTATCATGATAAAGATAAGTATAATTTACTCTAGGGCTATTTATATTATCATCATATACTTGCATATGGCCAAATTCTGTAATTCTATTATCTTGTACTATAGATGAACCGCCAGTTTTAGGGGCGTGCAATAATGCTAATGGCTTATTGTTTATTTTCACAGACATCTACTCCAAGAACATGTTAAACATAATGGGCAGCCTTCTCGCCTAACTAATGTTTGATTACCACACGACGGACATGATTCATTTTCTTCTTTTCTATTTTCTGGAATATATTTCTTTAAAGTGCGAGCCATAGCACGACAAAAATCTTGTAATGAACTATGTTCACCCACTCTTTCTAATTGTTTAACTAAATAATAAATTTCTGTACCATGTCTTAATGCGGTAGAAGCAAGACGTGTAACCCCCTCTTCCATTTCATTAGCTGATGACATAAGTGGTGAAATCTCAAAGTCATGTTCTTTGAATATGGCTTTATAATAACCTTTTCTTTTCTTAACAATAACACCATTAGTAATGCCATTTGGCATAATATTATTTGGGCCACAAAAAATTTCATATGGCTCTTTATTCTTCCCAAACAACCCAACTAATACATAATATTTTCGACCTTTAACTGTTACATGATGTACGTTACATGGTAGTTCTCTTGGTCGCCTAGGGGCCTCTGTCTTAATAATATGGTCAATGTTGTCCCTGTCAACATTTGCGGATTGTATTATATTCTTCCTACTACCATCGCGGTATATCGTCACACCCTTAAGTCCTACTTCATGAGAAAGTAAGAATATATCATCAATAAATTTTTGTGGTGTATTTTGTGGCAAGTTGACCGTACTACTAATACTATTGCAAATATGTTTCTGGATTTTTCCTTGTAATTTTATACGATCTTCTGGTTTAATATCATGAGCACATGATAAATACCAAGGGCTTTCTTCTGGCTTAGTTTTCCCAGTAATTCTTTTCCATTCTGTAAATTTTGGATGTTCAACCATGAATGATACAAATTTATTACCATCCACATCTATTTCTATATCTTTATCATCATATTTATTTATCATATCATCAGTTAATTTAACTTTTCTTTTGAAATTAATATATTGGGTAGGTTCTATACCAGAAGATACTTGAGCCAATAAACTAATTGTGCCAGTTGGTGAACTAGTTAAACAATTAATATTGCGGCGACCATATTCTTCAATATCATGAAAAATATCATACCCATCTATTATTTCATTATTTATTTTTATTGATTCATTTTTTATTCTATTTAAAAATGGATTATCTTTCTCCTTTTCCCAATCAAACATAGGAAATGGCCCAATTTCTTTAGCTATTTCAATAGACGATCTATAAGCCGCAAATTTTAGTGTTTTATATAGTTTATCTAAAAATTTTGCACTTTTCATTGAATACGGCTTATTTAACGCAGCTAATGTATCTGCCACTCCAACTAATCCAAGTCCAACTCGCCTTCCATTTCTATAAATGTTACGTGCTTGTTCCCATATAATTTTTTCTGTACTTTTAATATAATCTGGTTCTGGATCTTTATTTATTTTATCTAGGATTTTACTAATTTTTTCTATTTCTAAATCTATAATATCATCAAGTATTCTATGAGCTATCATTGCATCGTGATAAAATTCATCAAAATTAAAGCTTGCATTATTTTTAAATTTATTATCTACATATGAATAAGCATTTACTACAGTTAAAACACATGCACCAAGTGGATTGAGTGGTATTTCACCACATACATTAGTAGATGACGTTTTCCATTCATTGCTGTAACAATCTGGTATTGATTCATTAATAATATTATCTAAAAAGATGATTCCAGGATCTCCAGTATTCCAGGAACATTTAACTATTTCATTCCACACTTTTTTAGCAGAAATCTTGCGTGTTATTTGTGGATTGGTAATTGGCCATCTTTGTTCATATTCTTCATCATTTTTTACTGCTTTTATAAATTCGTCAGTAATTCCAATAGAGATGTTTACTGCTGTATTATCAGAAAGATTATTTTTAAAATTAATAAATGGCAGTATATCAATATGGTGGACATTCATTAATAAAAGTCCGCCACCACGTCTATTATTTTGTCCAACTTCTGCTACAGTTGATGCAAATCTTTTGGCGAAAGAAATTGGGCCTGTACTACTACCAGCGGCATTTTTTGTTGTAAAACCACGTGGCCGTAAATCGGAAATATTAATACCTATACCACAGCGTCTTTTACTTAATTGTGCTATTGCTTGATCTGTAAAAAAAATACCACCATAACTATCAACTGGTGGTGGACAACAAAAACAATTAGCTAGACTTGTATATTGATAATTATTACCAACACCAAATAATATTCCTCCTTGTGGAATAATTTTTTTAAAATGATCTAAATAATCAAAAATTTCACTTTTACTTAATGGATTGTTAAATTTACTTCGCTCTATTCTTGCTAACTCATTAGCAATACGATTATGCATATCTGATGGTGTTAGTTCTAAGATTTTTCCGTCATTATCTTTTAATGCATATTTATTTACAAATATTGTAGCAGCAAGTGTATTATTATTGAAGTATTCTGTACTTGCTTTAATGGCTTCTTCTTCACTATACACACTTATTCTCCATTACATATAATTTGTCCATTTTGATATTTTTGTATTGGAAATAATTCTCCATCCCATTCTCTAAAAATTATTCCTGCCTCATTAAACATCATTTTGGTAATATTTGCTTTTTCTTTCCATTCATTGTGGGATTGCCACTTTTTATCTACTACAACTTCTTTTATGCCAGAATTAATTATACCAACACAACATGAACAGCAAGGAATACTATTTGTATATAAAATGCATCCATCAATAGGTATACCTACACGAGCCGCATTATAAATAGCATTCACTTCAGCATGAGCAAAGAAATTATATTTATATGGTCTTTCTTGTCTTTTCGCAATATCATCATTTATATTTCTAGGAAAACCATTATAACCAACACTTCTAATTTCATGATTGGGGCCCACTATTACAGCACCAACATGCGTATTTCTATCCTTTGATTTACTAGCAATGCAATAAACCATTTGCATAAAGAGTGTATCCCAATCTATTGTATATCCACTTATCATTTTTCTTTTTATTTTTAAAATGATTGATGATTTAGACAAAACCCTAAATTAAGAAACATTCTTGCTTGAAAACGCAAATTTACTTCTCTTTTGTCTGTTTTTTCTAAAATCCTTATATTTCTTTTTATCTTTTTTATTTCTTCTTATGGTTTTAGACATTGTTGTTCACTTTTTAATATTCAAGATCATGATTGAATTTGTATACTTTTGGTGAATATTCATCTTTGTCTGCTTTAGCTGGTTTAGTAGGTTTAGTTGGTTGAGTAGATTCTGTAGATTCAATAGGTCCAATAGATTCACTAGACTCAGTAAGTTCAATAGATTCAATAGGTTCAGTAGATTTATTAGATTCCATTTCTACTTGTGTTATTGGTGTTTTAAAATTTTCAAAAATATGCCGATTTACCTCTTTAATAATTGAATTGTCTTCCAATATTATGTTTATGTATTCATCATCGCCAATGATTTGTTGCCATGCTTTTGCTTTATAATATGCTCCATATCGAAAATTTCTTGTTTCTTCTTTGCCATCACTATTTATAACATTCAATTGTATGTTTTTTACACATCTAACTTTAGACATTTTAATTACTCCTTACTTTTCACATCCACAATCTTGTAGTCTGGTTTTTCTTTCGTGTGGCTCCAATAATAATTCTACATATTCTTTATTTAAATTATATGTTGTTCCGCGTATATTACTATTATTAGAAAATGTAATATCAATTAAAGCCCCCTTTTCCTCATATGATTCTATAGGATATATTTTTCCAGACCTTATATGATATTGATTTTCAATATGTGTAGCTTTTCCATCTTTAATAGTATATTCCGAAGTGAAAAGTACAAAATTTCGCACAAATCTAATTCTCATTTTATCTAATCCATGTATGAAAACTTATTGCGTCTACTTCATTCTTATTAACCGCTGCAATAAATCGTTCTATATCTTCATCCCACCATTTATCATATGAAGCTTGTAATATATGCTCTATCTTACATATACCATACATATTTTTGTGATGATGATATACGAATTGCCCATATGTTTCAAATTCGGAAAATGAATATTTATCTGGATCTTGATTTATTAATGAGTGGACTCGTCCCCATAATTCATTTATTGAAAATTTTCCTAATATTTCTGCATTCACTCCTTTATTCATTAACATGAAATCTGCAATAAAAGAATGATCATAAGCCCTATCTAGCCCCCATATTTTCTTCATAGTATTGAAATATGGTACATGGTGTTGATCTTGTGTTAAGAAGAACTGTGGCTTATCTTGATTAAAAACAAAGATATTACCAAGGAACACCACATCACTATCCACTACAAAATAATAGTCCGTGTTGCTAAGATTGTTAAATAACTTTGCGAACTGTTGCCACATCCACATTCTTCTATATTTAGCAACATTCATATCCAAGTTTAGAACATCGTTATCATTGTGGAATGATATATTTTTTATATTAATATTTCTTAAATATGTTTTTATACCAGTGTTTGGTGATACGATATGAATTTTATTTGGTTGTGGGTTTAGATATTTTAATGATTGAATTGTAAATTTACACTTATTATAATCCTTTGGGCATGTAAATATAACAACTTCATAATCCATAATTAATTCCTTATCCACGATTGTTTTTTTAAAGCAGAAAATAAAAGGCTACCACTATTATTTTATAGTGGCAGCCTTCTAGTTATTTTGTTATTTATGTTGTTTTACATCCCATTACACATTGGATTGTGCCCATGTTGTTCTATGCGTTATTTTTGTTCGATTTTAGTTGAAAGGGCCTCTAACATTACCCGTTGATTAATTTGTTCTTTGCTAATAACATCTAATGAATTTTTAATATCACATAATTTTTCATTAACAGCCTTTTCATATTCTTTTTGGGCAGCTATATGCGTTGCCAATTCATTATTATTTTTAATTGTTAAAACTTTAGCTTCTTCACTAGATTTTATAGCACCATTAGATATTGATAATGTAAAACCCATAATAGTAATAAGAACAACACCAGCAGATCCAATTATTCCTTTAATAATCAAATCCATAGCACCATTCTTTTTAATAGCTTCCATCATATGATTACCCTACCATAAATAGCGAGGATTATAATAATCTGTTACTGGAGAAAGTCCAACTATATAGCTAAGATAACCAGGTACAGTATTAGTTGGGGTGGCAGCGGTATCAGCACCAAAACTAGTCTTAACAACTGCTATTGTATTATAAGTTGGTTGTCCAGTAAGCAGATCCCAAGATGCAATATTGGGGCTTCTATGATAAGTAAGGCTATTAATTGATTTATTAAATGAGGAAAGTCTTGCTGTAGTATTAAGATTTGTGCTAGATACACCAGCAAGCGAACTCATAAAAGAGCCACCCTTAATCATGTAGTTACCAGCAACTTGATTATTAAATGTGCCTGCCGGAATAGGTTGTGCTGTTCCAGTTCGTAGTTTTGGTCCTGGAACAGTATTATTATTTGGGCGTTGCTGTGGTCCTAATTGGCTTACTAATGCCATTGGGCCACTTGTTGATCCAGTACCTATGATTGTTCCCCCATTATTCTTAATTGGGAGCGAGGAATTCATAGGTTTAAAACCAGTAGCATAACCATGGCCATATCTAGCATAAGGTGCGGGATAAACAGGCATTTATTACCTCCATTATAAATATAAATAAATACAATGTTTTCCTATCAATTCCATCAAAATCCAAACTCCCATATATTATACACTTTAATATATAAATTGCTATCTTTTATAGAGGGCTTTTTTAATTTTTTCTATTGTTTCATATGGCCTTTTACCTAAAATACCATCAATAAACCCCTTATCTATAGCATCTTGTGGTGACATATAATATTCCTGTTCAGAATTGATGGCGTTTTTTATCCACGATTTAATTTGACTTGGGGACATTTGTCTTTTTTTTCAATATTTGCCATATTTACATCTATTAACATAAATATCTAGCATCTTTGCAGCTTCTTTTTTACGCTGTTCAACTTCAGATACAACAGAGGAAAAATTACTATTAATTTCTTCTGAGCCCCAATGCATAAGAAAAGTAGTATTTGGTGTTAATATACGTTTAGATGCAGCTTGTAATATAACGGACGACATGGATGCGGCATAACCATATGATATTATAGCTACATTAGACATACGCGGATTATTACATGAATGTAATATGGCATCATAAATTGCCATTCCATATCCCCAATCGCCACCATAATTAATTTGATGGATTATTATTGGTTCATTGCTTATTGAATTGAGTATGTGTAAATTTTTAATAAATGTAGAAGCAACGACATGATCTATCATTGTGTCATCTGGTGAATCAAATATATTTGGTGGTACAAATATTTCTCTTGTATTTATGGATAAGTTAAATTCATGTAATATAGTTATATCATCATAATTGTAATCATTTTCTTGTTCTTCTATCATTTGCGTTTATCATTGTTAATGATTAAGTAAAGAATACTTTATCATCAGACATAATAACTACACCATTAATGATTTTTTGCATATAACATAAAAATTGTACTTTCTTAACAAAATCACATGAATAATCATTACTAGTAACTATTTCTATGTCTGCATTAGGTAATACATAAATAGCCCAATGTTCATATTTAGAATCAATATTATCTCTAAGTAATTTTACCTTTTTAGAAATTTCTTCTGGAAAGGCATTAATGAGTTCATCTTGTTTAAATATTAAAAATCCTAATATTGATTGCTCGATACGTTTTTGAATTTCTTTAATATTAAATATTTTGGTACTACTACTTGTTTTATGAAAACCGATTTTAATTCTATATCTTGATAAAACTGTAACCGCCTCTACTCCTGGGATGACAGAAATAAGCTGACATATTTCATGGGTGATATTAAAATTGGTATGTAATATCCATATATCAAAGTCGTCATACTGATATTGTTGTTGTTTGGGACCAAAAAAACCAAATGGCAATGGAATTATTTTATAATGTGCATGTAATTGTTGATTTTCATCATCAAACTCATCACCACTCATATTGGGGAATGGTTGTGTATCAGTATTAACATCACTTCTATTATCATATTTTTCCCAAAAAAATTTTTTTATCATTTTTGTCAATTACCTAGTTTAAAAATCGATCTGAAGAGGGTTTCTAACAATAGCATCATTACTATCATCATTAATTATATTGTGCCATTTTTGAAATATAATTTTAATTGTGGTATCTTGTCTGTTGGTTATTATTTTTAATATGTCATCTTCAAAATTAAACATTATGGATTTTATCATTTCACATAATATATCTGCATTATTATGTGGATCTGCATTTTCTGGATAAGAAATTGAATAATATTTTTCACCCACGGCATTTACATTTAGTGCAATTTGATATGGTGGTTCAAACTTTTGTTTCTTATTATTTTTATTAAGTTTTTTATTTAACTTTTTCTTTTCCCAAAATTTCATTTTATTTCTTACATATTAAGGCTAATTTTTAGTAATTTTGCGTCTATTGGTGATTCGCAAACAATATCAATATCTTTATATTTTATATATTTATATTGAGGTGGCAATCTCATTTTTTGTGATTCTCTTAATATATATACTATACATAAATTGTTATTTTTATCATTAAAAACAAGTGGTCTATAATGTATAATGTTCTGATTAATTAGGCCAATTTCTTTTTGTATATCTTTAAATATCTGATCAATAGATTTGCTACCATCATATTCAATAGTAATAATTCTATTATTTTTAACTACAAATAGTGTGTTATTGATCAAATCATCACCATCATATTTATGAATTATAAATTTAATCCAAATCTTCATTGTCTCGTATTTTCTTAGTTGCAAAGCTAACTAATTGTTGTACATTTTGTCTAGTTACATTATACATTGTGGCTATTTCTGTAAAATTATTACCATCAGCAACTAATAATGAATATTCTTTTTCCTTTTTTGTTAAATATTTGGCATTTTTAATAATATTTTTCATCTCGTTTATTGCATCGGCATCATAGTTATCTTCATTATCTTGATAAACAGATAAGTGCTCATTTAATGATTTATGTATTGGATATCTTTCGCTATTTTTATACCAGGCAGTAGTAATAGATTGCACAGCATATTTTCCACAATACCATAAATATAATTTGTGATCTGATATTCTTTTATCCCACTTATATGATGCAATCATCAATTTGAACATAACATATGATATGGCATCCTCACTATTCATGAGAACAGCTCTTAATTTGCCGCCATGTAGTGAAATACTTTTAATTGCTAATTCTTCATATTCTTTTTGTGTTAAAATTTCCATATCTTTATTAACATCAATGTTAAGTTCTCTAACACCATATAATGGCACTATCATAATAGCAATTCCTAACTAAATCTATTTAACATTAACATAATAATCATTGTTAATGCATTTTAACGCAACTCTGCCAAGTTTATCATGTATTATATCTTCTGTTGGTTTTATGACGCATCCTTCTTTAATATGGTTGGCATTATTAACTAAGGAATCACCTTTGGCTAACTCACAAATTAAATCAAAATCATAAGGTCCAATATAGATTGTTGGGACAATTGGCAATTTAAATAACTCGCATTCACTCATAAGAGAAAACGGTGACAGCCATGTTGATCCCTTCAATATATCAAAAACAAATATCCGACAATGATCTTCAATACCATATTTTAGTTTCTGTATTTTTCCATATATTTCGCCATATACTATTATATCTGGATGGTCTTTACAATATTTTTCTATTTCTGGATGATATTCAAGTGCCTTATACCACTCTGACTCTTTTCCATGCCATTTATTACGACTGCCACACCACATTTGATTATTGTGGTATACATATCTTGCATTAGCACCATGAATTTTTTCAGATACCCAAACCTTAGATTGTTTAGGAATTACATTTTTATATTTTAATATGGATTCCACATCATATTTAGGTGCAAATATATTCGGGGCAGTATTTATAACAGAAGTTTTAATATTGCTATCTATTGGTTGATAGTGTTTAATTCCATAATAATCATATAAATTATCGCCTAATTTTGCCCACTTTGGTGCTGGAATAAGTAATCCAACACTAGGTACACCACGTAATTTTATAGCACGTATAATTGCAGTATCATCTTTTCCATTTGCTAAAAACGAAAATTCATCTCTTGTAGTGTCAACAATAGAATCTGGCGGAATATAAACTCCATACTTTATTCCTTTCCAGTCATTTTTATTAATACATACTGGATTTCCATGTACTGATACTATACCAAGATTATTCGCATTAGGATGATCATGTATGATAATTTCGACAACATTAGCTTCATATGATGATTCTGTCATTTATTTTGTCCTTATTTTTTCTATTCCTTATCTATTTCACACAGCACATCATCAACAAAAGCTTCTATTACTTCTTTAGCGAATTCTTTTGAACTCCATTCATCATAGCAATGACAGAAACGTGAAGCAACATCATTTTGTAGTTTTTCATCCGTAAGTTTTTCTACTAATTGTGTATACTTCATTTATTTTTGTCTTTATCTTGTGCCAAAATATATAGATTTAGCTTATCTTCTTCTGAAACGTTGTTAGAGATTTCCTTATCAAAATCGTGATAGTAAAAAACAGATAAAATAACATTACGTGTGTCGTTGAATGTTTCTTCCTTAATCTTTTGAGAAAAATCTTCTGCTCCATACTCTACAATTTTTTCTTTAATATCATCAAAAATAGAAAAAACAATATCTCGCACTTCACCAAAACTATCCTTCTTCATAATTTCTGCAAATTTCTTAGGTCCATATATTGCGATGCCCTGTTTAATGGCATCTTTCTTAGAAGTATAACATTTACCCTTATCTCCAAATTTCCATCCTTTTTTACCATTTTTTGTACATCGTTTAAGTGGCATATTTTTACTCCTTTTTTAAATATTTTGTAATATACGTAATTCTAAGTCATTTCGTTTTGAAATAAAACTCTCAATTTCTCTATTTGATATTATATTAATAATATTCTTAACACATTCGTCCCATGTAAAATTTTGAACACTCTTATTAATTTTACACTTATTAAAAGGTGGCAATACACCACTTTGAAATTTAGATATATATATTAAATTCATATAGTTGGAAATTTTTTCTACAGCCTCATCATCAATTTTATTCCATATCTTATCACCACGAAACCATTTTCCATCATTTGCACATTCACATTTTTCCAATGGTATACAAATTGATAGTTCATCATTTAGATATTCTGTATGACCATTACATTGTGTTGCTATACATGGTTTTCCACATGCTAGCATTTCCAATAATTCTAAATTAGCACCTTCTGCCCGAGAAAGAAATATGCCACAATCTGCACGATGCATTATCTTTGCAACTTCTTTATGAGTTTGGGCTCTAGGTAAAAATGTGATTTTATGACCAAGTTTAGTTTGCTTATATTTCTTTTCCCAGTCAGTGTTTTCATCTATTCCATTATTAAGTCCTGGTGCAAGAAATGGATTATGACACATCATCCATAATCTAACATTGTCATTTTCTGTAAAAGCAGCATTAAATGCTTCAATTAATATATCATGCCCTTTTCTCTTTTCCCATTTTCCAATATTAAGAAAGGTAAAAACATGTGGATCTGGTTTAACATCACAGTCAATATTAAATATTTTAGGATCAAAACCAAGCGTAATCTTATGCACTGGTTTATATCCCATATTATATTTTGTAAATCCGCGTTTAATTTCTTCTTCATTTTTTGATGTTGTTGCAAAAATAATATCGTGCCAAGCTAAATTATTCATATCATGTTTATTTAGTGGCCAAGTTTCAAATATTGGAAGTACAGCACTTACGCCGTTGCCAACTTTTAAAGATAGATCGAATTCATGCCAAATAGTAAGTGACGGAGCACCAAAATCACATTTTTCTCGTTTAGCTTTGTTACTTAGTGATGAAAAGAATTCAGATTCATCTTGAGATTCAAATTGCATATAACCTATTGGGAATAAAGTAACATCATAGTTTAATCTATGTAATGATTTAACAATATTTTTGCCAACAACACCATAACCAAGACCGTTAATCGGTGTCCGTATATTGATTTTCATTAGCTTCAACTTTTTCTACTTTAATTTCGCCACAACATTCTCCATGTAATGGGCCAATATGTACTGTATATCCACAAGCAAGTAAATAATCAGAACAAAAACTAACAAATTCTTCCCTATCTTTAACATTATCTAATATTTTTTGAAAACAATTGACAATTGTTCTATAACGTAAATATCTTGCACATTTATCCCTTGCAGAACAAATATAATCTTGTTCGCTTGGACAATCATGGCATGGATGACTACTAATCATTATCTTGGCCCTCATTAGACTTATGGGTTAGTCTTTGTAAACGATTAGCAACAACCTTTAGTTTACTTCGCTTTTCTCCATCCTTAACCCATGTTTCTAACCGAAGCCGACCACAAATTAATACGGCTTCACCCTTTCTGACATATTGATAGGCGATTTCTGCCAATTTATTCCATAATGTAACATCAACAAATGTCGTTTCTTCAATAACATCTCCATTACCCTTTTTCTTCTTTTCATTAATAGCTAATGAAATATCGGTAACAGGAACATTGTTATTAGTATGTCGTAGTTCGACATCGCGTGTTACATGACCAATTAACATAACTTGGTTTAGATTAGGCATAATTCTTCCTTTCTAAATTTAATGACTAAGAGTAAAATTGCCTTTATTTTAATTAAAAGAGTACTGGTTGATCAATATCAATATCGTCATTGATATTATCATCATTGCTGTTACTGTTGCTATTCTCTACATTTTCTTCCTCCTTTGGCTTGTTACGTGGCAATAGCCTAAGATCATCTGCAATAACTTTAACTTTATATCGTTTATTTCCTTCGTTATCTGTCCAAGAATCTTCTTCTAAACGTCCTTCAACTAATACTGGGCTTCCCTTCTTTAAATATGAATTTGCTATTTCAGCTAATTTCCTCCATAATACAACGTCAATAAAAAGGGTTTTTTCATTTCTACAATCAACAGCAATACGCATATCTGTTACCGCACACGGGACACCATTATAATCAACATATCGCAATTGAATATCTTTGGTAAGATTTCCCATCAATATTACTTTATTAAACGACATTTTATTCTCCTCATTTGTGATATAATTCGAGTTATAACATGCATAAATAAAACAACCAGTGTCATAAGCGTACCAGCAAATACAAGATCAAATATTGTAATATCGGTAGTAAATATATAGCTTAGCATTTAATTATTCAGCCTTTGCAATTGAATTTTCCACCTTTTCACGACTTTGCTTTGGTGGATAAAATTCATAATTACAGTTTGGGCAAACTCTAGTCCTAGCTGGAATCATTTGTTCCCCACACGATGGGCAGTCTTTCTTTCCTTTCATTTTTAAATCCTCCATACCTAAATAGCCTAGCATTTAATTATTCAGCCTTTTCAGTTGAATTTTCCACCTTTTCACAACTCTTTTTTGGTGGATAAAATTCATAATTACAGTTTGGGCAAACTCTAGTCCTAGCTGGAATCATTTGTTCCCCACACGATGGACAGTCTTTCTTTCCTTTAACGGTACCAGTTTGAACGTATTTTACATCACCACGCATTTTTAAATCCTCCACACCTAAAGTGAGTTAATTGTTAAGTATACTATAAATTATACAATATACAATAAAAGAAAACACAAGAACGGCAACCATTATTAAATCAATATCATTACGTATTAAGAAATCAAGTATGCGATAAAAAATATTTCTTTTATTCTTATCCCTTACTTGACATTTGTTTATTTCTTCTTTATTTGTACAATATAGTTGAGTATAATCTAAAAATCTCCATCTATCTTGTCTCTCAATAATAATATTCTGGTGTAGTCGTGTCAAGTATTGAATCAGATCATCGAAACTGCTAAACATATGTGAGTGTGGAATAGTTCCAAACATCCACAATGGGATATTTTTGACGCCTTGCTTACATACGAGAAGTATAGGTTTCTTTTGTCTGTTACAAAGAAATATTTCCTCCCACGTTCCACAAGTATTAATATTCTTGTCAATATATGCTATAACAAAATCGCAAACATCACAAAGTCTTAAATCTATAGCACGTATAGTTTTTATAATAGATGCAACTTTATCAAATTCGCCATCATTTATAAATTGCTTTAATGTTTTATGAAGCTCTTTTCCTTCAGTTATATCAGTATGTATTGGTTTGTTAAGCGGGTCTAATACAAATACACCAATACTATGCAAGAATTCTGATATTTGTTTTCTCCATTCTCCCCCACAATCATCAGCATTTTCTATTGGGCCAGATAAATAGCATCGCAAACCATTTAATAGTCCAGAACTATTCATTTGATTTTCATTATTATCTACCAGTTGATCCATATCCACTTTCACCCCTATCGGATTTAGATATTTCATTCACGCTAACCCAAGTTGTATTTATAACTGGAATAATTATGGCTTGTGCTATTCTATCTCCTTCTTTTACAACATATGTATTGTTAGTAAGATTGATCATGCAAACTTTCCATTCACCCCTATATCCAGGATCTATCACACCCCCTAGGATATGTAAACCGTTTTTAGCTAGTCCACTTCTATCTTTAAATATAACTCCATATTTTTCATCAATTTCAGCAAAAATTCCAGTGTGAAAAAGATGAGGCTTAAATGGTTCTAATGTAAATAAACCGTCTTTAAATTTATCATCACTTACACATTGAATATCAAAACCAACATCTGTTGAATGTGATTTTTGTGGAATATTAACGCCATTGTTAAAAATCTTACAAATACATTCGGATTTCATTTTTTCCTTTTTATTCTTTTGTGGAAAAATTAAAAATTCCTGGATACATCTTTATACCATAATAAAGCCTTTCTTCATTTGTTAATATTAACCAACACATTCGTCACAAAATCTTCATGGTCCTTTATATTATACCCTCTTTCTATACCACTATCAATAATATTTTTTGCTTGTTTTTTGCTCCATCCTAAAGATACAAATGTGGATACTAGTGTTGTGTAATCATTAGTATTATGGTAATCTTTACTGTGAGTGTTTATTTTTGGTTTATTTTTATTATTTGAGGGAGAAGAAGGCGGTTTAGTATTGTCAATATTATTTTTTGTCGTATTTGAATTGTTTTTATTATTAGATGATGAAGAAAAGGAAAGGGATACATTACTTATTTGGTCAACATTAACAATAGTATAACAATTATCACAAATAAATTTACTCGTCTTTTTTATTTGTAAATAATCAATCCATTGGTAAGAAACACAATATGGGCATATATATAATAGATCTACATTAATTTTATGTGGTTTTATTTTAGTTTGGGTTTCATCTTCAAAATAATCCATACTAGATTAATTGATATTTTCTAATCGTTTCTATAATTTCCTTTAGTATGATTTCAAATTTACTTGGTACAACAACAACATTAGAAAGATTACCATAATGATGTTCTAAACATGCTAATAATAAATTTTTAATCTTATTTTCATCTGGAGAATATGGAATAGAGCATTTATCACTATTATATAGCATTTCAAGTTGTTTTTCTTTATCAGAAGCCCATTTGCGGATATCTTTTTCGGACACTTCTCCTCTACGAATAGCTTTTAAATGTTCTTTATTACGTTGTAAATCTAAATCTCCATATCGTAATATTTGTTCACATTCATCGTGGGTTTTTATTAGATATTTTATGTAATTGACTATAAGCATAGCCTTTAAATTTGTGCCAACAACCTTTATGTAAAAATATTCTTCTGTTTTCTCGAACCATTGTGCCAACTTGAGTAATGTGTAAAACACATTCTTGGGGCGTAAATAAAGAATCTAACATGTTAGGATTATTATCCATACAAAGTTGAAAATATTTAATAATATTGTAAATAGAAATATCGTATGTTCGACCACAACCACCTATTTCGTCAGATTTAAAAATGTGATGTTGTTGAAATTGTTCAAATCGTCTTTTTTGTCTACCAAATCCATCAATTTGTCCTGCTAAATGTGGAAATATTATATCTTTTGGAGGTATACACCACCCATATATATCCATATCGGAAGTATTATTAGATATACCATATGCTACACTACCCATAATGGTCTCATACATAGTATTATGGTATACGAATGAAGGTGGCTTAATAAGATTTGCATCTGTTAATTGTTTTACTTTGCTTGACATGTTATTAATTTCTTATTTACTTAATTTTCTACATCTTTTTTCTTCCTAATATTTCTAGTTGGATTTTTCTTCCTAAACCACTCATATTGACCACGCAATTTATGGCCACTAGCTGCGGTTAAATGAACAACATCGTATTTGTGGATAACTCCACATTTCTTGCATTTGGTACGTTTGGTATTTAACTTTGGTTCACCAATAAAATTTCTCTTTGTTAAAACGGCTTCAAAAATAGGCTTGAAATTTTTAGCTTCTACAAAATAGTCACCAGTACCACCACGCAATAATTTAACTAGCTTGTGCTTTTTGCTCATTGTAATTCTTTTTTGAATTTAGATTTTAGTTGTTATTTTTAATAACTGTAAAATGAAATCACAAACTGTGGCTCATAACAATATTCATCACTACAATTATATCCATCTGAGTAAATTACAAGAATTTCATATAGCATTATTTATTCTCCAAATTAGAAATTACCCAAAATCTATCATCTAATATTGTATCTAAAATTGGTTTAACTTCATTTTTCCAATTTAGGCCACCATTTTTACAACCTGGTTTTGGAAGTAAAATTTTAATCCATCCAAGAGATTGTGAGATAGTATATAATTGTAGTGCCGATCTTTTTATTAGTGTTATATCTGCTTTCTCTCTCCAATGGTATTTAGTAGGAAAAGAAACTAGATACATGGGGTGTTCTGTTTGATCCATATTCCAATCACGAATATCTTCAACTATTAAGTTAGATGAAAGCTTGCCGTTTTTTATTATAGTGGTGGCTTTTCCCCAAATTTTTGGTAACATTGGAAATTTAGCAGCAAATTCTTTAGCTATTCCAGCTCCCATTACAAGATCGCCATTATTCTTACAAACCATATTTGTTGTGCAACAAGCAGCATCATAGTAATTAGATTGCAATTCTTCCCAAAAATCTCCCCTTATTTCGTGCATGATATTATCCTAAAAAAGAGTGAGAGTTTCTATATACTATTTCCTCTACTATTGTTACTTTAGTTACTATTAGATTCTATATGTTTATTTCTGTTTCACTAGCTACTACCTATTATTCTTGGTGAGGGCTTTCACTACATTCATACTTTGCTATCATTCTCACATCTCGTACACCATCCTCTCTTTTTTATTTACGTCGTTATGCATTTCTTATTGGAACGTGTTTCCGTACTACGTTTCGCTCACCTATAGAATTACCAGTTGCTCCCACTCCCTGCCATAGATACTTTCGTATCTATTTTACAATACGGAGAAAATCGCATTTTGTCAAACCACTTTTGGGGGGTTTGAGACATTTTTTAGAAAAAAATTGTCCAATAAATATGCACACAAAATCCCCATACTAGGACAGTAAGTATAAACAAATACCGCCCCAGCTAACCCAAAAACACAAAATCATCGTGTTTTTGTTTAATTGGTTCGAGGAAAACCTTATCCTGTTGTCCTTTATTCTAGGTTACGCATTCACTATATTTGGTAACTCTGTGATGTCGTAACCATCCCCTCTACTTACTCATAATGCGACGGACGATTGTTGACAATAAAAGAACGGAAATTTTATTCAGATATGTGTTAGGTGTGCTACAACCAGAATATCTTGACGAAAAGGCGAGATAGGGATGAGATAATTACTACTTTCTAGATTGTTATCTATATTATTAATTTGCGAAATCCACCATTATTAGTTGAGTAATATATTTGTCTTATATTAAAAAACCACAACATAGTCTGGCAATGTCTACATGGTTTAGACAATCCAACGTCACCATTCTTCTTTATTCTCACATTTATTATTTTAAAAGAGGGGAGCTGTACAATGGGGTAGGGAAAAGATTTAATTGCGGCTAATTCAGAGTGTATGGCGCTGAATCTATGTCCAAATTTTTTAGCTAGTGGCGCTGTCTTATATTTTTTATTCACGCCGTAACATATTATTGTGTTTCGTTTAACAATAAATGTTACATGCTGACTATTGGGACAATTGTGCAATATCCTTTTAGCTTTTTTGATATATTTTCGCATAATTATGTGTTTGGCCTATTGATTGGTCGCTTTTCTTAATACCCTTATTTTATGTGGCCTTAAGTTTGTTCCATACTTAGATATACGTGGCTTGCCCATATATAAATAGTATACACCGTGATTTAATTTTTCCATTCCATAACATAAAATGCCATCATTCACTATTTCTTTAATTTTAAATTTTCCATAGTGTCCAAGATTATGTGATGTTTCTTCTGTTTCAAATACTGGGCCACCAGATATAGATAATATTATGTCATTAACGCTTAGTGTCTTCCAATCTAGACTTTCTATTTCTCTTTTTATATTTTCTCTAATAATCTTTTTTGATACGATTTCACTTTTACATATTGGGCATATTTTTGTTCTAACACCAACTAGTGTTTTACATTGTTGACATCTTTTTTTGCCTCTTCCAGGCGTAGTATATGTTTTAATTGATTTTTGATTTGTGGTCTTTTTCTTTTTGTCTTTATTTCTATTCTTATTTTTACTGACAAATACAAATCCACAATCACATTGTTTTCTTCTAACATGAATTTTATTATTGCATTTAGGACAACTTTTTTGTGGAGCCTTTGACATTTGGGCTTTAGTTATTCTATTCAAATATATTGTAAAAAAGGTGGGGTAGGCCAACATAATATTGTTGACCTACCCCCAACCAGCCTTCAGTTTCTATACTGCTAATTGCACCCCAACCATATTTGCTATGGTCTTTAATGCATGATCCTTATGAGTAGCTCCAGTCCCATATAATACAGTATTAAATCTTGCTTCTGCTTTAGACGAAAAATCTTTTCCTCGCCTTGGCATATGATCGACTAATTCGGTAACAGTATTATATGCTGCCCAGGCCGTTCTTTCAATTCCTGGAATGTTTTGGTTTTCTCCTTCAATAAATCCTCTAGTTAATGATTCTCTAATTTCCATAATTTTGTTGCGAGTTCTCTTAGTAATTGAAGCATCGGCTTCATCGGGCTCTGGACAAATAATATTTAGAAACCTATTCCATTCATCCATTGTGATTCTTTTTTGGGACAATTGTCGATATATTTCTGAGTTTTCATCAAATCTATCATTTATTAGAGATAAGATTTGCCTAGCCTTATTCAATTTAGTTTTAATATCACCCTTATGAGCAACTGACAAATCTCTAACTTCTTTCTTTCGGGCAGCAACCGCAAGTGTATTAGCACATACTACTCTTACATTAGTTGGCCCAAATTTAATAGCTCCAGTTCCATCATGACATAATGACATTAGGATATATCGTAAAATTGGATCTTCTTTATTTATAAAATCTACTTTAGGTAATTGAGCCAGTAAAACTACACGTCGCCCACCACTTAATGAAAATGCGGCCTCATATTTCATTTCATGGTTTTCAATAAGTTCATCCATAAATTCAAAAGCTTCCGTGTTTTGTACAATGGTATATCTATTTGATACTAGACCTAATGGTAATCCATTATCTTCTCTTACAGTAATCATATATTGACTTGGTAAATCACAATATCCGTTTTCTTCCTTAATCGCCAATGGTTTCTTTACAACCTTCCAGTCTAATCTAGCATATTTTAGACATTCTTCCGATGTCATTTGGTGATCAATAATTTCTCCTAATCCGTGCCAAGCGGGCTCTTTTGCATATGCCGCTTCTGCAAATCCATATTCATCAATTGTAATGTTATGTGCCATAATTCACTCTCCTAAAATTGTACTGACATTCTTAAAATCCACTACTCCAATCAACACTATGACTCCAATTTTTATATTCATCATAATATTCTTCTTCCTTTTCCTCCTTTTCATTTGTGTCTTTGGTCGTTATTGAAAATGCACCATGACATTTACTACATACTACTACTCCTTCTAAAATTATTAAATTTTTAACGTAATCTCCACATATTTCACAATGTTTAATTGGACTTGCCCAATATTCTTCTTCCTCTTCTTTTCTCCTGTCTATTATATATTCGTCAAATGATTCATAATACCCCCTTCTGTTGCCTCGTTTATGTTGGGCAATTTGTGTGTTATAATCATTCCTCCACCAATTGCCATAATTATATCCACGGTATTGTCTTTGGGGTGAATATTCGTATGGAAATTTTACATCTTTATATTTTTTATAAAAGGAGGAGAATTTATTTACCATATCTATGGTGTGGGTTAGATTAGCGTGGCATTGTCTAGTATGTTCATTATAATATCCTGTTCCAAAATTAAATCCACTTATTTCTAAATGATCAAGGTCGGCAATATCAGAAAATGATCCACACCCAACACGAAAACCATTTTCTTTTAACATTTTGGATAATTTTGGTGTATCAAATTGATACATTACAACATCAGTTCCCCTTCTATCAAATTCAAAAATCCAATTATATTTTTTATCTTCTGGGGGGAGAAATAATTGTGCCGTGCTCATTCCTTTTTCTTCATCATCAGTTAGTAATATATCTATATTAATGTTGATTTTTTTCAACACATATAGAAGTACCCACACCCCTAATCTATCATCTAATTGTGGGCACTCACATATCCAATTACTTTTTCTGCTTTTTCTTATTCTAGGTCTTGATGTTAATACACTATCTAAATGTGCAACACCAAGTATATTGGCATTGTTGTTTTGGAATAACAATTGTCTACCATCATCTAGCAGTGATTCCATATTGCTAATTTTAGCAAAATCTGCCTTATTCATAACACATGTGTCATATAAGGCCGTCAATAGATTTTTATTCATGTAATTCCTACTGATAAAAGTGAGATATATAGTATTAGTGTGGTATTTTGTAATTTACATTTATTAGCTCCTTATTTTGTGTAATTATTTTGAATTAAATGCATTTCAGCAGGACGATTTGTTTCATTCTTCGTCATGCAATATTGACTTCCATAATTACCACTCCTTGGAGAAGTAATTACATATGGATTGAAGATGTAACATCCACAATAATCACATTTTGTGAAATTTTTTTCTATACAGCGATCACATGAATTATAAAATTTATCGTATAACTTTTCTCTTTTTTCGGGAAACATGAATGCAGAAAAGCTATGTAATAATTTTTCATCGCGTTGATCTTTATATATTTCATCACATATATCACAAATACGTACATTATTTATTGGTATATTTATTTGTTTATTTTCATCATTACAATATGTATTTATATCAGAGAGTTTACCTATAATATAGCCATAGTTTCTATTAACACATAATACATCATGATTGTGGCAAATGGTTGTTTCGCCGTATACTATTTCATCATAGTGAAGATTTATTCTATTATGTGCTACTCTCTTATATATAGAATAAACTCTTGCCGCTTCTGGTAGACCTATTCCATATGCATTAAACATAAATTCTACATTTGCATACGGAATTATCCAAGCCCTTCCATATCCAGTTTTTTTATTTTTGTTAGCGAAGAATCTAATTGCGTAGCCATTTTCGGCTCTTATTATTTGTTTGCTTATTTCTCTTCCTGTCCAAAAACAAGAATTTTTATCCCCAAAATCACCCGCTTCCCAATTAAAATCATTTGTAAAATCCACATAATATGTATCACGATCATATACATATTGTGAGGCAATATTGCCAATTTCCGCTAACATTTCTGGTTTGATTTTTAGTTGATGTTCTACATATAGATATTTTGATATTCTTTTAGTGAGCGTTCCACAATATTTTCCGAAAAGAACTTTCCAGTTCCAATCCCAATTATTAGGCAATGGCGGAATACCATGATCTATAAGATAATTTTGAATAATCCTTCTTCCTTCTCCAAGAATAACTCCAGTGGGAATGTTAATTTTGTAGATATCTGTTGTAAATAATTTTGGAGCTTTCATATATGCTTCCTATTCAACAATAGCATCAATATTAGCCTTTATACAATATGTATCACCATAATAATTACCCTGATATTTTAAAGCATACTTTTTAGGAATATATTCATTACGATGGGTAGAGCATTCTACAAAGATCTCATTAAAACATTTTGGACATGTATTGTAAAATTTTTCAATAACTTTAAATTCATCGGGAGTTTTTACACCATGAATATATTTTCTTTCACATGGGCTATCTTTACGCCCATATATAGTGCCACATGAAATACAGATAAAATGTTTCTCCATACTCATTTATATGAGCGAATTCTCCGACTATATAAGCACGGTTTCCATTTATATACAATATTCCATCATAAGACGATAGTTGAATTGCATTATACGCAACACCTTTATGTGCTGAAAATATCCTTGCAGCTTCCAATAAGCTAATTCCATATGCATTAAATATAAATTCTACATTTTTGCGTGGAATTATCCAAGCCCTTCCATATCCAGTTTTTCTATTTTCGTTAGCGAAGAATCTAATTGCATAACCATTTTCGGCTCTAATTATTTTTCTAGATCTTGTGTACGAACCCCAAAAACAAGA